TGATCTTAAATCAAAAATAGATTTACATCATAAAAAGGTCGAAGAAAATAAAAAGTTAAAAGATGTAGAAGTTAAGAAGCAAATTGATTCAACTGTAGATAAATTTAATAAAATTATTAGAAAACCAATATATGATTATCATGAAGTTATTGATTACATAGAAAAGAAATATGATATTAAAATAAGAGATTATGCAAGTTCTAGTAAACATTTCCCAAAATGGTTAAAATTAGTCAATGAGTCACCTCCTAATTATCCTATATGTCCAGGTAATATTTATAAAGCAAATATTGATGGGTAAATGATAGAAATAACAAAAGAAGATTACGATGCTAGATTTAAAGAGATACATGAACAGGGAAAAAGATATGGAGAATGGTTAAAAGATAATCCAGAACCACCGTATTTAGATTTTTGGCATTGGTTGCTAGACGAAGAATTTGAAAACGTACACAACGGTTCCCATGTTAATCTTAGTGTAAAATATTGGTTGGATAAATTAGATGAAGATGATTGGCAAAGAGAGATACTACAATTAATTTATGATGAATTTAAAGAAGATGATATGGAATTTTGGGTAGAGTGGTAGTACGTTAAATGATACATTTTATCTTATGAAAGGAAGTAATTATAAATGAAATCAAGAACAAAACAAGAAATGATTGACTTATATAAAGTTTATGGATATGATTTCCCACCGAAAGCTAAATATAAGAGACAACCTACTACAAGAATTTATTTCTCAAATGATTTTCAAGACAATGAAGAAATAGAATTCTTTTGGAATTGTGATAAGCCAAGTGCCTGTGCAATCGGAAACGCATATTATATGAATAACAAAGGACAATCGAATCTTATTAATATCAGAGAATTAGAGGAAATTAAAGGAGATTAACAATGAGGGATACAAACAATTTTCAATGTGATATTTGTGGTAATACTTTAACATCAGAATCTTGTTTTTGTGATAAATGTAAAACATGGTTATGTAATGGTTGTGCATTTGAAGATAAATGTGAAGAAAGACAGGGTATTTAAGGAAGGAGATAATATGAATTGGTGTAAAAGAGATAAACGTGAATGCATAGGAGATATTTGCAGTATGCGACCACAACCAAAAGAATCAGAGACATATGAAGATTGCCCTGAATTTGCAATTAGAGGACAGAGAAGTAAATTAAACTTATACTATGATGATTTTGAGTATAATACTATAGCTATTAATGAAGTCCTAAAAGCTTTTATAAATAAACCGACAAAATGAATATTTTAATTGTATTTTAGAAAGGAGCAAAGAATATGTCAATATATCAATCTGTGATTGACAAACTCAATACGGAATTTAATTTTAATGATATTTATTCTCACACACTTTTACTGGGAATCCTTTTTGCTATGAATATGGGGACGGAGAAGATATTATAAGTTTTATTAATATGATTGTATTTTATGAAGAAGATGACAAGATAACAGATTTAGAAGAAGTATGTATCACATGTCGAGAGCAAGCTATCGGATATTTAAAAACTATGAAGATAATGCATGATAATTTAAGTAAGTACGATCAAATCTGACTTTCCAAGGATTATAGAAGGGAGAAAAATATGAAGTTTAAATGTCCTGTAGATTATGATATAAATAATTGTTCTTCAAAAGAATATGGATTAACTTGTAATACTTGTTTTCATATATTAGAAGACCAAAATAAAAAAGACTCGTTCAAGCAAGAATATTTAGGAAAACTATATGAATCATCAGAATGTTATTCAGGAGCATATGAATTATGGATTGACTATGAGTACAATTGCGAACTCTTTGATAGAGGTATTTGTCATGGAGGGTTAGATAGTCAGGGGTTTACTAAGCCAGCAAATACTCATGAATTAAGAGCGATTAATCAAAATGCAAATTATCTTAGAGATAAAGTTTGGATGAGAGCAAAGGAGTTGGGGATATTTGATTTTAAAGATTTTAATGATGCGAGAAGAGATGTAAATAGGTTAACTTGGAAAGGCATACAAGAAGAATATCATAGATTATCAAACTAATGAAAATTACCTTTCAACGTAAAATAAAAATAATTTAATAGAATAGGAGGAAAATATGTTAACTTCATGTAAAGAAAATCAATACCTTGTATTTTATTTTGATGATGGTAAAAATGTGAAATATAATCTATCAACAGGAGAAACTATTGGTAAACTTGGTAAACCAGTAAAAGATATTTGCACACAACTTAGGGGTTATGATTTATTGCAAGTTATAAAGTCATTTCAAGATCAAAATTACAGTAATTTCTTAAATTTTCTAGATAGAAACTTTATTAATAAATCACATGCGGAAAAATATTATTATAATAGTGGCAGGGTAGACCGTATTACAAATGTAGGAAGTTTCTTATCCAAAATTGAGAATTATAAATATCTAGAACAATATTTTGCTTGTGGGTTAAAAAATATTGAACCTAAAATAAGATATAAACTAACTGAAATACCTAAAAATCTGATTAAAATATGTAAAACACATGATATTGAGTTAAATAATGATTTAGTTGATTCTTATAAACAAAATCCAGATTTATTCTCCAATTTACTAAATTATGAATTTACAACTGTAAGTAAAATGAACATCCAAGATATATTGTATTCAAATGAATATGGTAAAAACAAATTCGATCAATTAATAAAAATACACAATTATAAACCAACATCGTTATTACAGTATATAGACAACCTAATGACATTTGAAGCTTTAGATAACTTTCATTCTGTAGTCAGTGAATTATTAGATTATTGCAATATGATGATTAAAATAAGTCCAAAGTATGAGAAATATCCTAAGAATTTTTTAACAACTCATAAGATTGCTACACGAAATTATAATCGTTTAAAACAACAGTTTATAGAAGAAGATTTCAAAAAAGTTATTGATCTAAAACTAGAGCATATATATGATAAGTTTAAAATTGTTTATCCTAAGACTACACAAGATATTAAAGATGAAGCTGTTCAGCAAAATCATTGTGTAGCTAGTTATATTCAAAATGTCATTGATGGCAAAACGCATATCTTGTTCTTAAGGGATAAAGAAAATATTGAAAGGAGTTTAGTTACATTAGAAATTAAAAATTATAAAGTAGTTCAAGCTAGAGGAAAATTTAACAGGGATGTAACCAAAGAAGAACAAAGTGTTATCAACAAGTACAATGAAAGACTAAATAAAATTTATAATAAAAGAAAAGAGGAAATAGCATGTTAGATTCATCTTACATTGGAAGTAAAGTTAAAGTAATAAATTTTGATAATTGGGTGAATAAAAATGAATATAATTGTATTGAAAATTACATAGGTAAAACAGGAATGATAAAAACTGATTGGGGAAGTGGGAATAGATTCAGTTTACAATACAATGACTTAAATTTTCAAGAAACAGATAATGAAAATGGTAATTTACTTTTTAGGATTGAGAATCTAGAATTTTATATCAATGATAAACAAGAAATTAAAGAAGAGAAAGAAGGAAATAAAATAAATATTAATACAAATAAAATTGAAGTTGGTATGAAGGTTAAACAAATTAAGGAATTGCCACGGTTTAATTATATCGGTACAGAATTTGAGGTAACTGAAATTGTTGATTCGATTGTAATGTGTAAAAATGGAATGATGGGATTTGGTTTATCTGAAAATGATTTCTTTACATACTTTGAACCTGTCAAACCAGTAATCAAAGAAGAAATTGAGTTTATGACAATTGAAATCATTGATGGTATCAAGACTACTAGAAAAGGATTATTGACGCTTGTAGAGCTTCCTGATGGTAGTCGTGGTGCTTCTAAGTGTTTACCACAAGATAAATATGATGCTCAAAGAGGATATGATATTGCATTTATGAAAGCAGATATTAGGGCTGATGAAAAAGTTATGAAGTTGAAGAAAAGAAAATTAGAAGAGTTAAGGAAATTTTAAGTAAAATATAGTATTGTGCTTTCTAGAAAACGTTGCTATAAACCACTTTTAGAAAGCACGATATAGGATAACGCGAATCAATTATAGGAAGTAAGATAGGAGGAAAATAATTAATTGTCATTTCTTAATAAATACATAATTAAAGGAGAAATTACTGAAATATATTTTCAGAAAAAGAAAGAACTAGGGTTTTGCGTTATTGACACAGAAGATTTGCAAAGATTAATAGAATTTGATATGACTTGGTTTCCACATTTTAATTATTCAAATAAAAAATATTACATTCATGCAAATATTAACTTGGTTAAGGGTAAAGGAAATAAATATAAAAATTCAACTATAAGTTTACAAACTTTTCTAGTAGGAACAAGGACAGGGAGTAAAAAGATTAGGGTTATTGTGGATCATATTGACCATGATACTTTTAATAATAGAAAAGAAAATTTAAGGATAATTACTAATCAGGAAAATTCAGTATATCGAAAAAGCAAAAATTCTAACAACAAATCGGGGTTCAGAAACGTAAGTTGGGATGGAAGTGGTTGGTCAGTACAGTTACAAGTAGAAGGTAAAAATACAACTTTAAAAAGATTCAAGAAAAATCAATTAGAAGAAGCTGGAGCGTATGCAGAGGAAATGAGACAGAAATACTATGGTGAATTTGCAGGAGGCACTTAATACATAATACAATGAAAAAAGAATTTCAAGTGATAAATAAGGAGTAAATGATATTATGGTTGATAACTTATGTAAACGGTTTGGCAAACCATGCATTAAAGAGTTTTGTAGTATGCACTCACCTATTATTGATAAATATTCTGATTGCCAAGATTATCTTACTATCCTTAAATTAACACCAAGTCAAGTAGAATACTTAATGAATATTTTAGGTTCAGTAATTAATTGTGAGTTCGCAGATGAAGAATATATGAAGATGTCGTTAGAAATAGCAAGATTAATTAAATAATAATCCAATGATAGAGGAGATTGATTAGATGTTTAAAATAATTTGTAGTACATGCGGAAATGAAGTAAATCTAATTAGGCCAGTAGACAAAGAAGAGCGTTCATATAGCGAAAGTGATGGTTGGTATGTCTCAGAAGATAATTTAGGAAGTTTTGATATTCTTGGTGAACATGATCAAATTTGGATAACTTGTAATAGTTGCGATGCAAAGGTTTGGATGTTTACTTAATACTAGAACCTCATATTTGATTGGTTAAGAAGAGAGGAGGGAATAATTTGTCTACAACAATATGTGATATTTGTAAAAATAAAAATTTACAATGTCCATTATGTTTAACTACTGGTACTTACAAGTATAAAATCAAAGGAATAAAGTGGGATATAAATCTAACAATTATTGAGTAAATAGTTTCAAACCACTGTTCCCAAGGATAGAAAGGAGTAATGATAATTATGCCACAAGGAAACCAATCTCAATTCAAATCAACAAACGAAAGTGTAGAACGATACATAATTATAGGAGAAGATTTTAAATGGGATTATGATGAAACAATTGGAAAGGATATAAAAGTAACTAATGGCAATAGAATTTTAGGCGAATATAAAGATATTAAATCTGTTAAATCTGGTCTTAGGTGGGTTAGAAATAACTATTATTTGAGCATTAAAATTATAAAGGTTAAGATTACTATTGAAGAGATAGAAGAAGTAATTCTATAAAATGCTATTTGATTTGGAAGGAGAAAGAAATGTTAAGAAGTGAATTAATATATTGGTTAGTTGAACAAAATGTTATAAATGGTGATGCAGAAGTTTGTATCCGTACAAGAGATTGTTTTGGTAGTAAAACGGAAGTAAAATTTGACATAAGCGATATTTATATTGAAGTTAAGGATACAATTATAGATTTAGGTTAATTAACATGAATCACAATTTTTAAAGTATCAAAAAGGAGATAATAATATGTTTGAAAAAATAGTTAATATCGGGATGAGAACATTAGGAATATTTTATGTTATAGATGCAATTATAATATTTTTAGGATATCTTACTCCTACTGCATTTAGTTCAGGTATTGTGCGTTTGGCAATAGCGTTAATTTTATTATTTGGAACTTATTCTAAACCTACTAAAAAAGAAAAATGCTAATACTATCGTCAATTTTTTAAGGAGGCCAAAACATTATGACATTTTCAGAAATAAAGTCAAAACTATCACTACTCAAATCATATGGTTTTACAAAATCAAAGTGGAGCAAAGCATACGAGAAAAGAATCCAACACTTAAACCACCATCATTGCAGATATATCAAATATGAAGAAATTAAAGAGGTAAAAGATTTAAAGAAATATTTGGATTATATTCAAGAGGATATGAGTCGGTCATTAGAATATTACATTCAAACTCAAATACAAAAATAATATTTGACTTTTATTAAACAATAAGATATAATTATTGTAGAATTACAAAATAAGAAACGAGTTGATACATATGGGAAATAGTTTAGCTGCTGAAGGAAAACTCATGTACTATCCTACAGATTTAGGAGAAGCACATAGATTATTAGGACTTCTTGGCAGAGTAGAAATTGACTGGTTGAAGAAAAACTATCTTAAAGAATATTATACAAAAGAAGGAATATATCAAGAATTAGCTGTAAAAGCCTTGGATAACCAAGTCCCAATAGATTATGTGTACTACGACATGTGGTTAAATAATAAAGATTATGATATGATAAAAAATAATTGTGAATATGGATTAGGAAGTAATAATAATCATGATATTGTGGTTGCTGATTTGTTTGCTGGTGAAGGATTATTTTTAGACGCTTTTGCTTCATTTTTACCTAGAAAAAATTCAAGTAATAATTATATTCTTGTTGCTAATGAAATCGAAGAAAATCGGCATAAAGAAATTGAATCAAACCCAAACATTTATGATTCGTACAATAAGTCATTTGAAGAATTAAATATAGGGAAAAATATAGTGAGTTTAATGCTTTATAATCCTCCTTATGGTTCGACAAATAATACACGTAATGTAAAAATGTATCTCCAAATGATACTTGACCGTCAACTTATTTTTAACCCAACAACATCAAAAGATTACAAAACAGGTTACATCGTCTGCATAATTCGAAAAGATGATTTCTTAGATTCTCTAGACATTCTATCCAAAAACTTTGACATTCTCAAAAATTCAATCTATAAAACAAATCCAGAAGAATACGCTAAATTTAAGCAATATGTCTTCGTAGCTCACCTAAAGCGATTTCCTTATGACCTCTCTAACACTATGCAAGCAATGGATTTCACTAAACAATACAATGAAGTTAAAGAAATAATTCTCTCTGAACCAGAATTTAAATTATCACAATACAACACATATCAATCAATGAATTATCCATACATTGACTACAATACAGCAAAAGAAAATAATAAATATATCGAATCTCCAACTTCTCATATCAGTAAAAATGATTCAATATGGAAATGGGTTAAAGGCATTACAGAATTAAAAGATTTAGGAGAAGAAAAATTAGTAGTCCCTAAACCATTAAAATTAGGAGAAATTAGTAATCTCTTAGCATCTGGAATGATAAATGGAGAAATATCATTAGAAGATGGTACTGGTAAACATGTTGCTATTGGTGGAACTAAGAGTATTGAGAAAAAAGAAGTAAGTAAATATAAAGATGATAGTGGGGAAAGTTATACGGAAACTAAGATTATTAAGATGAGTTTACCCTATTTGAATATTTTGTGCTCAGATAATGGTAAGTTAGTAATCAAGGAATTAGGAGGTGAATAATTGTTGATTCCTTACTTGCGAACAACAGATAAAAATACTATCAATTGTAATGCTGATTTAATTATACTGGATAATGGAGATCCAATATTAATCAGTCTATGCGACCTACACATCAAGAATAGAAAAATATGTTCCGATTTAATCTCTCATTCTTATCATATTACTTTACGAGATAGAGAAGATATCTTCTTTGAACAAACATTGTATGGTAGAGAAAATCGTTATCGTTATAAGTCGGACAGAATGGATAATGATTTAACTCATACAATTATTTATAATACTAAAATAAATGATTATTGTATTAATTGGAATAATGAAGATAAGAATAAGATTCTTACAAAATATTTGAGAAATATTCATTACTTACCTGTTACTGCTGAGATTGTTAAAATGATTTTGGATAAAGATGAAATTAATAATTCTAAATATAAATCTTCTAATTATGGTTGTGTTAGCGAATGTATAGTTTACACCAATAATCATTTATATACTGATTTAAAGGTATATAAGATTAATGTGACTTATTTTAAACAGAGTTTAAATGCTTTGACATTAGAAGGATATGAGGAAGATTTTGATTGGAGCAAAATTGACGATATTCAGGACTATATACTTGCATTTTTAAATCCTATTAAAGATAGATTGAAACAAAATGTTAGAATTTTATTTGATCCTAAGAATATTAATCAAAAAATGTTTGAAGGAAAGATGAAACCATTTGATGGTCAAGTTCCTATTATTCAATCTGCTTTAGAAGTCCTAAAAAGAAGCAGATTTGTGTATTTGGCTTTAAGTCAAGGTTTTGGAAAAACAATGAATGCAACAAAAATTAATCATTGCCATTTATATCCTAATAAACAAAACTATGTTACATTAATTATGGCTCCAGCAATTACATTAACTCAATGGAAAGATGAAATAAAAAATAGTGTAGGAGATAAAATTGATATCCATATAATTAAGAAAACATCAGAATTCATTCAAATATATAATATGACTGGGTTAAAATTTAATAAGCCAACTTATTTTCTAGTTGGTAAAGAAACATTTAAACTTGATGCAAAACGAATATCTGGTGTAAACATTAGAACAATGGAAATTAAACATAAAAAAGAAGTACAGAGTGGTGGATACTATAGTTATTCACAAATTAAAGATGTTAAAGAGAAAATAACTATCGCTTGTTGTCCAGACTGTGGAAGACCTTTACAAAATGAATTAAGAAAAAAGGAAGATGTATTTTTCACCCAGAAAGATTTTGAAGGTAATCCTAAGAAATCAAATTATAAATGTTCGAATTGTGATGCTGTATTATGGCAGAGTACATACGATAAGACAAAGAAAAGTAGTTTAATTAGATTTATTAAAACTAAGAATATTCATTTTGACAGTGTGATTTGCGATGAAATTCACGAGAGCAACGGACAGACAATTATTGGGAATGCTACTAGGACATTGTTTAATTATGCTAAGAAAATAATATTAAACTCAGGAACCAGTAATAATGGTTATAGTTCGAGTTTATTTAATTTATTATTAGGATTGTTACCTAATAAACTAAAGGAAAATGATGTAATGGAAATAGAGAAATTTATTAAGACGTATGGGACATTAATGGCGGTAAGCAAAAAGAAAGATGGAGAATACTATCGTTCTGGTAGAAGTGAAATAAAGGATAGCGAGTTCAAAGAAATCGAAGGGATAAACCCTATTGTGTTCAGTAAATATTTAGTAGAGAATTACATATTTGCTACTCTGGACGATCTAGGAAAGGATTTGCCAGACTTAAATGAGTATTACATACCAATATGTCAAAGTGACGAAATGGAACGCTTAGAACGCAATCTGTGGAGTGATATTAAATCGGCTAATGCCTTTAATGCAAAAATGTACGAAGATAGTATATTAAAACACTATGTTAACAATCCATTTAATTGGAGTAGTATTCCTATTAATAGAGGAGAAGAAAGTTATACTGAAGTTCAACCAAAATGTATTACTAATTGTATTTTACCAAAAGAACAAGCAATATTAGATAGAGTTTTGCTAGAAATTTTTGAAGGAAGAAAATGCTGTATATATGTTGATTTCAATGGTGGTGGGGAATATATGATGGGAGATACTATTGCTAAAAGAATTGAATCTTTATTATCAAAAAATAATATTAAGTTTTTTACTCTGAAGCCTTCTATTCCTACATACGAAAGAAAGGAATTACTTGAGAAAAAGAAAAATGATTTTCAAGTATTGATAACTAACCCTATGTTAGTTCAAGTAGGATTAAATCTTGTATTTTTGCAGACGTTTTTGAATTATATGCCCAGTTATCATGTAAATGTTGTTAGTCAGTCAAATAGAAGAGGTTATAGGGCTAATAGCACAGAAGAAAACAGAATTTTTCATTTCTATTACGACAATTCATGTGAGAATGGGATTATCAAGCGTTATCAGCGTAAAATGGCAGAAAGTAAAGCAATTGTCGGACAGTTTGATGTTAATTTGGAAGATGATGATAGTATCAGAACTGCTAGTAAATTGGGAAATAAAATTAACGATAGTATGATTAAATAATTTATACTGCACAGAAAAGGAGTGATGTAATGTTATTAACTAAAAATGTTATTATTAGGTGGAATTCAAACAATATAAAGTGGTATAAAAGTAAGGGTTATGTTTATACTAAGATGGGTGACGAATTTGAAGTTAAAGTGGAAGATTTGACAGATGGTAGTCCTGTGGAAGTAAACGTCAAATGTGATTGCAAAGAATGTACTACTCCAATTACCAAACCTGTAATATGGCATAGTTATAAAAGAATAATGAAGGAAGATGGAAAATATTATTGTCTAAAATGCGGTCAGGAAAGATTTAGAATATCAAAATTAAAGAATGGCAAATCTTTTGAACAATGGTGTATTGAAAATAATCGACAAGACATTCTTGACAGATGGGACTATGAGTTAAATAAAAAGAACCCAAATGAAATAGGTTTTGCTACAAATAAAAAACATTATTTTAAATGCCCAAGAAGTTTACATAATAGTGAATTAAAGAATATTAATGCTTTTACTGGTGGACAGGAAGGATCTATAAAATGCAAACAATGTAATTCGTTTGCACAATGGGGAGTAGATAATCTAGGAGAAGATTTTTTAGAAAAGTATTGGGATCATGATAAAAACACTGTTAATCCTTGGAAGATTGATAAATGTGCAAGAAATAAAGTATGGATTAAATGCCAAGATAAAGAACACCATGGGAGTTATGATGTGTCACCATGTAATTTTTATAATGATAGAAGATGTTCATACTGTAATAATAATCATATACTGCATAAATTAGATAGTTTAGGTATTATACATCCTGAAGTTTTAAATTTATGGTCTAATAAAAATAAAAAATCTCCATACGAATATGCTCCTCGTAGTGGTAAAGAAGTTTGGTGGAAATGTAAAGACGGTAAACATAAAGACTATAAGAGAAACATTGATGGTTCTAATTCGCGTGATTTTAGATGTCCAGAATGTCAATGTTCAATAGGTGAAATTGAAGTTGGCAAGAAATTATTCGACAAAGAAATAAATTACATACCACAAAAAACATTTGAAGGACTAATTGGTCTAGGTGGATGTTTATTATCTTATGATTTTTATTTATCTCAATATAATTTACTTATAGAATATCAAGGTGAAATGCATGAAAGATTTGTAAAAGGAATACATAAATCAATTAAAGACTTTGAAAAACAAGTCGAACATGACAGACGAAAGAAAGAATACGCTTTAGAAAAAGAGTATAATTTTCTTGAGATTTGGTATTATGAATTTGATAGAATTGAAGAAATATTAAGTAAAACTATTGAAGGAATAAGTGTAAAGTAAGAAATAAAATATTGACATATATAATCAAATAATGTATAATCTATACATAGGACAAAACGAAAATAAAAACAAAGGAGAGATGCATAAGTGAAAAAACTACTTATCACATCAATCATTCCAATCCTTATATTATCAGGTTGTGGGGCAAAATCTAATAAAGTTCAACAACCTCAAATACAGCAATCACAACAAGATGACGATGATGAAGAAATGAGTTGGTTCGAAGATGAGGTTTTGGATCTTGATGATTTGGGTGAAAGCAAACACAAGAAAGTCAAACCTAAGACATCTACAGGCAGTTCTAACGTGATAAAACCACCTGTTGGTACAAAATCACCTACTGTTAAATCCAAGACTGCTACAACTAAAAAGAAGAGTTAAATATAAATTATATGCTTTAAAATATTTCTTTTATGGTATCGAAAGGAGATAAATAATGAAAAATATTAAAAATTGCATTGATTGTTTGGCTCATAGAGTTTTACCAGACCCAGATCCTCATGACTGGTTTTGTGATGATGACATGAAAGTTGTGTGTAATATAAATAATAAAATAATTACTTGTGCATGCAGACCTTATAATATTAGAAAAGAATGCAATGTTCCAGAATGGTGTCCAGTTACAGAATGAAGTTACTCTTCTATAGGGAGGTGAAATTTTAAATGTTTAATGTTGAAGGGCTACCAGATACTTATTACTCAAAACCATTCTATCAAGTGTTTGATGTATTGTCTTCTGGATCAGAAATATATTTTTTGATACGGACAGAGGAAAAAGGTTGGGAATACATAGGATCATATAATTTTAGACCACATTAGCAATTAAATGATTATTAAGAAAGGAGATAAAATGCTAAAGAAATTTATTAGTAAAATCATAAACTTCAACAAACATATTCCTTTAATTATGGTAACAATCAATAAAACAATGATTGAGCAGGGACTACTAAAGGACTCATGTACATTTAAGACTCATCCTTGCATCCAGACATTAGACAAGGAAGTGCAGAAGAAATTAAAAGAACTTATGTTTGAGATGATTGATATTATTAGGGACAATGTTAAGGCGAAGGATTTGTAATATCTATACAAATTGGAAAGGAGGGAAATTATTGCTTAAACCAGAAAACTATTTAAGAGTAATAGAAAAACTAAACGAAGAGATGTTGGAATCCGATAAACTATTTGAAAATGAAGGAATATGTTTTACATATAGTTCAACTGGATATGTTGATTGGATTGGGTTTTTAGAACACACTATATTTAATAGTGAGATGGATGAAGTTTACAGTGAAGAACATTTAGAAAATTTAATTCGTGGACAAATGATGATATTAATAAATGCTTTAAATAAGTGGAATATTTTAGCTTCAAATTAAGAATTTAAGTGAAAAGGAGCAAAACTATGTGTGATGAATTGGATAGTCTAAGAAATGAAACTACAAAGAAATTAGGCAAACTAATTATTGATAAAGACAATTTAAAAGATGCGTTAGAATATTTGTTAGATATGTACATTCAATTAGTTGATAATGCTTGTCAGTGCAAGAATATGTATTTTGATGATCCTACAGAATTATGTCCATATTGTAATGCTAAAGAAGTATTAAAAGAGATTGAATAAAAAAGGAGTGTAAAATTTATGTCAATGTCTATAGGTGTAATTACTGGTTTTGTTGCTCTAGGTGGTTTAGGAATAGGATATTATATAATTAACTCCAAAAATACTAAAAGTAAGAAATCAGAAAATGAGATTATCATTCCATATACCAGACCAGCGCATGAAAGAATTAAGTTTGCTAAAGTTAATACAGATGTTAAAACTACACCAATTACTTCATCAACTACAAAGAAAACAAAAATACCTTCAAAAACTTCAAACGCTATTCATAGTCACAATACATATGATGATGATTTTTATCCTGTATATCATGACTATGGAAGTAATTCTCATAGCAGTTCACATGATTCTCATAGTTCATATGATTCTGGTGGTAGTTATGACTCAGGGAGCTGTGATTGTGGAGGATGTGATTAATGGATAGAGAATTATTCACTAAAAATGAATGGAAGTTACATAGGTTGCTAGAATTAAATAAAAGAATAAAGGAATTGCAAGAGTTTGTTAATAAATTGGAGTATATGTCTAATTGCGAATATAGGAGAGATAATCCATTTAAAGACTTTGGAGAAGATAGTGACCAATATGTTTATACTAAAAATAATTATGATGTAAAAGATTTTGGTTTTAAATTATCTCAACAACAGGATGGATGCCCAAGTTATGACTATAAAGAAGAGTACGGTTACAATTCCTTAAATATTACTTCTAAAGAAATTTTTGATAGCTTAGGAGTTAATGAAAGAGATTTTTATAAAGATATAATCCATAATGCATTAATAATTGAGCTATCAAAGAAAATTGAAGAGTTACAGAAAGAATTTGAACAAATAGATATAAATTGAGTATTTAAAATGTAGTTTTTAATGGATAATGAATAGAATATAAAAGGAGAGAAATAAAATGGATACAAAATTGATATTAGATTTTCTTAGTAAATTGGATGAACAAGTAAGTTCTACGGGACAAGAGGTATTTAAAATTTATATGCAACAATCTTATGTAGATGGAATATCATCATTAATTTGGGCATCAGTGTTATTCCTTATATTTATTGTAGGATGTGGAATAGTTAGTTTTAAAATCTTAAAATATGCAAAGAAACTAAAAGAAAAAGATGATTACGATGAAGAAGAATATATTATTGCTATGGTAATTAGTATTGCGGTCATAGTAGTTAGTATTATTATATTTTTAATATTCGGAATGTCAGAACTAACAAATGGAATAAAACATTTGATCAATCCTCAATATTACGCTTTACAAGATTTGTCAAACGCTGTTAAAAATGCAGTAAAGTAAATTTAATTGTTCTAAGAAAGGAGGTAAATAAATTGAGTTCATTAAGAAAAGAATTTAATACATATACCTTAGAAGAATTAAAAGATAATGATTTTGGTTTTACTCTTAAAGAATTGTTCGTTTCAAAAGATGACGTTGATAATATGCTTGATTCAATAGAAAATGGTGTAAATATTATTAAAGAAGGATTAGAAAGTATTAAAGGACTAAGTGAAATTGATGACATTTATAATATTGTGAAAGTGTTGTCTGATAAATTATATTAATTCTTGATTGAAGGAGAATTGTTATGAATACAAATAAGTTAATCGTTAAACTTTTAATCCATTGTCTTAAATTATTAATGGATATCAAAAGCGAACAAACTGGTTCAAATTATTCTTTTGAAAAAGAAAGTGAAACAATTAGAGAAGCTAGAAAATATATAGGTAATTGAATGATTAAATTGAAAGGTGGTGATAAAATGAAAAATGAAGTTATTCAAGCACTAGCATTTTTAAAGTCATGTGTTTTATGCTGTGAAAAATTAAGTGAATCTGAGGAACAAGAAATTAATGAGTTAATTATTAGATATAAAAATACATAAGTTATATTATTAAATTAAATATAAAATTAAAAGGGGAGATTGATATGTTTAAGAAAAAGCAATTAACACCTTCTATGATGATTCAAAAGGCAATAGGGGTTGTAGAAAACGCAGTATCTATGTTTAATCTTGCAGTTATGGAAATTGATAAGAATGTTTCAGCATCATCCTGAATTAAAGAAGAATAACAAATTGAGAGCTATATCAATACTCAAAAAGAAAGGTAGATGAATTTATTTATGACAGAAAAAGCATTTAAGTTTAGATTATGTCCTGATGAAAATCAGAAAATACAATTAGCAAAAACATTTGGATCTTGCAGATTTGTTTATAATAACTATTTAGCTAAAAGAATTGAACTATATAAAACAGAACAAAAATCTATGAATTATAATGCTTGTTCTGCGGATTTAACTATTCTTAAAAAAGAAAAAGAATGGTTAAAGGAAATAGATAAATTTGCTTTACAGAATTCTTTAAAAGATTTAGACAGAGCATATCAAAATTTCTTTAGAGAAATTAAGAATGGTAATAAAGATCAGGGATTTCCTAAGTTTAAATCTAAACATAATCATGAGTGTAGTTATAGAACTACCTTAACTAACAACAATATTAGAATTGAAGGTAATTTAATTAAATTGCCTAAGCTTGGATTGGTTAAATTTGCTAAATCAAGAGAAATACAAGGGAGAATATTGAATTGCACTATTACTAAGACTTGTTCTGGTAAATATTTTGTATCTATATGTTGTACTGAAGTAGATGTTGTAGAATTCGAGAACAATAAAAACATTGTGGGAATAGATTTAGGATTAAAAGAATTTGCGATTACGTCAGAAGGTGAAATTATTGACAATCCAAAATATTTATCTAAACTTGAAGATAAATTAAAAAAGACACAAAGAAAACTTTCTAAGAAGAAAAAAGGTAGCAAAAATCGGAATAAAGCGAGAATTAAACTCAACATAGTTCATGAAAAGATTACTAATCAAAGAAATGACTTTTTACAAAAATTATCAACTAGGCTTATTAAAGAAAACCAAATAATTTGCTTAGAAGATTTGTCTGTTAAAAATATGGTTAAGAATCATAAATTGGCAAAAGCAATTAATGATGTATCTTGGAGTGAGTTTGTTAGAATAATACAATATAAATCATTATGGCATGATAGGATTGTTCAGAAAGTAGATAGATTTTTTCCTTCTTCTCAATTATGTAATGTTTGTGGTTATAAAAACATTGAAGTAAAAGATTTATCTATTAGAGAATGGGATTGTCCAGAGTGTAATTCATATCATAATAGAGATGTGAATGCAGCAATCAATATTAGGAATGAAGGTATGAGATTATTAAGTGCTTAATTTAATATCAGTACGGTAGGGACTATCGGATTTTAAGCCTGTGGAGATGGAGGTTACGAAGTCAATGAAGCAGGAACCTCTAATCGTGAGGTTAGAATCACGCGAATTTATTCGTGTGAGGTTCAAAAGGCGAATGAAATATTGAAAGAATCTAAAGATCAAAGCCAAGTAAAATTGATTCATTGGAACAAGAATTGTTAAATACAAGACAAATAAAAGAAGATGCAGAATCAAAAATTAATGTACATTTAGAATTAAGAGAAAAATTAAGTCAATTTACTCAATAAATTCATTATAAAATAATATATTAATAAAGGTGGTGATGATATACATGCTTGTAATTTCTATTATTGTATTAGTCATAGTTTTACTATTCTTAGCAATACCATTATACTCAAAAATAGGTCAGAAAATTGAAGAAGTAGAAAATAAAATTAAAGAGGAGATTAAAAATAATGAGAAATAATATTAATATTGATATGAGTAATTTTAAAATGAATAAATTCACCAAAGGTTTAATTACGGTTGGAGTATCGGCAGTTGTTTTGCTTGCAGGTTTTGGGGCATCTACTACAAAAATTAATCCTGGACATGCAGGAATTGTTTATAATGTATCTGGTGGCCTAGAAGATATTACATTAAGCCAATGATGGCATATTGTAGCTCCTTGGAAAAGCATTAGAGAATATCCAATTTCTACAGAAACAGTATGGTTGACTAAAGGTGCAACTGAGGGTTCACCTAATGATGATTCATATAATACTTCTACAATGGAAGGTAAACCAGTTAATGTTGATGCTTACTTTACATATCACGTAAATGTAGAAAAATTACCTGCTATTTTTAATCGTTTTAAAGGTGCTGATATCGAATCCATCCAATCAGGCTATCTTAAACAACAAGTAAAAACAGCATCACAATCTGTTACATCTAGTTATAGTGTTCTTGATTTATATGGCAATAAACGCTCAGAAATTCAAAATAAAATTCATGACATATTAATCAAAGAATTAACTCCATTTGGATTAGAAGTTGAAACATTTAGTTTTGGAGAAATTCGTCCTGATGCTGATACTATGAAAGCAATTCAAGCAAAAGTAGATGCACAGCAAAAACTTCAACAAATGGAAATTGAATTATCCCAATCTACAGTTACAGCAAATAAAGCAAGAGTAGATGCTCAAGGGATCGCGGATGCAGCAGTTATTAAGGCAAAAGGTGAAGCAGAAGCTAATAATCTATTACAAGCATCTTTAACCGATACACTTGTTAAATATCAATCTGTATTGAAATGGAATGGGGTATATCCACAAGTTGTTGGTGGAAATCAAATTATTAGTTTGCCAATGGCAGATGCAGGAAAATAAAAATAATTTAAAAAAGAAAGAGGTAATTAATAATGTTTAATAAATTAATCGAGATGGTAATGTCAAATCCTAAATTAGCTAAACCAATGGTGAGTGAATTAGTCGATCAATACAAACCACTATTATATGGAGTTGCAGAAGAATTATTTAATATCTATAAAGATTATGCGAATAATACTGAATATTTTAGCACTACTGCAATTGCTAAAAAGAATCAATTTGATGCTTATGTCAATGTAGGATTTACTTCAGAGCAATCTATGAGTTTAGTATTGAATGATGCGAAAAAATTAGAAGATAGGTTAAATAAATTATCTTCTGGTGTTAAATCTAAGAAATAATAATGGGATATATAGGGGAGTTTATTCTCCCCTTGTAAATAAACAAAAAGGAGAGTGTAAATAATGGACATAAATAAAACCATAGAAAAACTTGAAAAATATAAGGACTATAAACATAACATAGATCCATTTAATATTGAAATGAACAGATTAATGAACGATGTATATCCTTATAAAAAACTATATCGTATTTTTAAACTAGGTCAAGCGCAAATGTTGGCAATGTTTAAGAATCACATATATCAATATATTTGCAATGATGATAAGGATTATATTGATGCAATTGTTAAACAGTCAAAAGAAGATATAGAAATGAAAGGTTTCTTAGATATATTGATTAAGAAAGAAGGCGAATAACTATGAAAGAATTAATAAAATTAGACAGTGGCAAATATGAAGTTGTTTTAGACCAAACAGATGGTAAATTTAATTTCTATGCTTTACGATATGGTGAAAAATGGAGGAACTTAACAGGAGATAATTTAGTTCTTGCTATGTTTAATAAAATTCAGGATTTAGAAGATATATTATTGGCGTATGGAATTAAATAGTGATTTTAAACAAAGGAGAATAATAATGGACTATTTTAAATTAATAGAAGAAGGAAATAAATTAAAATTTACTTTCAGAAATTATCAACAAGATGGATTTGATAATAAATGGTATATAGAAATTTGGTATAAAATTCAAGACAATCAATATGCTTGTGAATACAATGATTGTCTTGAGTTAGAAAAGAGTATATTTAGAGAAAAAATAGCGGAATCGCTTGTTAAAGAAAATATAGTAGCTGTAGAGATGGAAAATGCAACAGTTGAGATTATTGGAGAAAACAATTTGAGTGAAATAACAAGTAAAGAAAATGCAAAGGAGAATTTGAATATGATTAACACACAAGAGGGATATGCCGTGTTCAATAAGTCTAGTAAAAAATACATAGACAATAGTCAATATGAGGTAAATGATTTTAAGGAAGCTGAGGTATATAATACTAAAGAAGAGGCGATTGATGAATTTAGACATATGGATTCACCTGAAGATTTTGTAATTCATAAAGTTGAAATCAGTGTTAAAATTATTAAAGAATATGTAAGGAAAATTACTTTTGAAGAGATTTTATAAATATAAAATAAAATTGCTTGACATCGGTTAGTGAAAATGTTATACTTATTAAGTAGAGAAGTTACATATTACGTAGAAACGAGGTGAGAAAATGAAAATCAGAATACTTAATAATGATTTTATCACAGATATTTCTGTAGGAACTATAATTGAAGCAAAATACTTCAAAGATATGTCATCAGAAGAAAAGGTAAACTGGGCGAATGTTTTAACTGGCGAAGAAGAATCACAGACATTATGGAATGATCTTGATGTATTTGTTCAAAATAGCAAGGGTGAGTGGTTATGGATGTATGAGGACGATATTGAAATTGTAGAAGAATAGAGGTGATTAATTTTAATTGAATTTCAATAGACCAAAGAACGAGACTGAAACACACTTTCTATTAAAAGAAATATCTAAATACATACTCTTTGGATGGGGTTACAAAATGTTAGCTACTGAGGTAGGTGGCATGTGGGACTTAGATATTGGCAAAAAGAGAAAAGAAATCATTGATTGTGTCGGAATTAAAAAGGTTAGAATAGCACCAAGGAAATTTCATTATGATATGAAAGGAATCGAATTGATTCAAGATTCAAATCAGAAGAAGCATATAAGTAGAAGTAGAAAATAAAATAATTGGAGGAGTTAATTATGTTTATAGATCAATTAAAAGAGGGACAAGAATTACAAAAACTAATTGAAATTACAAATAAAGGAATTAAAAATTTAGAAGGGTTAAAAAACAAGAGAAAAATAACTTTAGAAAATTTACGGGATGGTCAATATTTTTTAACTATTTGCGAAGAAAGTGATGGTTCTGGAATAAGTGCTGATTTAAGTAGATACATAGGTAATGCTGACTTGTTAGATTTAATTATAAATAAGTTAAAAGATCAAGTTAAAGACTTTGAAAGTAAATTCTTTAAATTATAAATCAATTGAAAGTTTAGTTTGCTAGGATATAAAAATAATTGGAGGAACAAACAAATGAGTTTAACAAGAGAGAATTTAATCAATTGTTTTGAAATGGCAAAAGCAAAAAGTATGAATTATGTGGCAGTTCTTATTGAGATGGAAGGTTTTGATAGACCAGAGGTAATTATTAATCCACTTTTAAATTTTGATAAGAAGTTTAAATATTACCTTGACGCTTATGATGAGAATTTGAATCATAATCACGCAAAAGGAATTAAGATTATTGGTTTCACGTATAGTAATAATTTTGAAGATATTGAATTTGAATTAATGCTGTAAAGGAGGTAAACTGTGGAATTAAATATAAAAACTTTAAAACATAAAACTATAGTTTGGGGTTGTGCATATAATGAGGATAATAATTATGATTATTCACATTTAAAACAATTGCCGATACAAGGAATGGTTTTAGATAAGTATAAGGCAGAAATTGATAAACCAAAGTATAGTAGTTGGGTATTCGCTCCAATTAATAAAAAAGGTGAAATGATTAAAAGCAAAGTTGTGGATGTGTATTCTAGACACTATGCAAATACATATGAGGAATGTGTTGAAGTCTATAATGGATTAATTCAAATGAGAATTGATAGGTTAAATGAGATTATTAAAGAGTGTGAAACGCATAAGATAATTTAAATAAGTAGTTATGGTATTAAAGGAGGTGAGAATCATAAGAAAAGTAAGATTCCTTAAAGATTTTAATTCTTTTAAAAAAGATACTTATAGAGTTATTATGGAAGAAACTGCATTACATTATCGTATTCAAGTTAATTTGGATAGTGATGAATTGTATTGGTTGCATAAGGCAGATAATGGTGTTTTGTTTCAAGTAGTAGAGAGGAGTTAGATATTAAAAGTGGAAAGAGAATTCATTAGTGTGGGAATAAAGGTTATACCTCATTCAAAAAGCTATTGTGGAAATTTAGAAAGTAGTGTTAATTGGAACCATGCTATAATGATAAATCAACCATATTTATTTGTATCAAGTATTTATCCTGCTTATATTGTTTTGGATTCCATAGAAGGGTCAAATGGTGGTGATTATTTTTTGCCAGAAGATTTTGAACCATACATAGAGGAAAGCGAGAGTGTTAAAATGAGCAATTATAATAAAGGTGATCTAGTTCAAGTGGTTGATGGTAGTTATTCCCTGACAATTGAGAATGGAGATTTTCGTCATTCCTATGGAGTAGAATTGACAGGTAGGGATTTTGAAATATTACATACAGAATTAAAATTACCATCAACAGATAAAGATCAATTTAATACCATGATTTTAAAAGCAAAAGATATTGGTCAAATCGTGTATACTCAAGAACGAATGGTTAAACCAGTCGAAAAAGTAGTGCCAGAAAACACTGTTCAAAATATTACAATTAATATTACCATTGATTCAAAAATGGATATTAATAATTTAATGAGAGAATTATCTTCAAAAATCAAAAATATCAGCAATTATTAGATCCTCAAGAAATTTTCATTTTATAGGATTATGACTAAAATGACCATAAACTCAAATTTTCAATAAAATCACTAAAATAGCCCTGTAATCGTTGCTACATAAGGGTTTGTGGTCGTTAAATAGGCATAAATAATTATGTTATATATCCTATCATTTGAAAGTGGAATTTTAAATGATTTGGTTTTGCTAGAAGTAAAAAATAAAATATTGACATGTTGGATGGTAATATGGTATAATTATTAAGTGGAGTTATTGAAAGGAGTAGCGAGTGGATAGATTAAATATTTTCGAAATAGAACTATCATACATAAAAAATCCTAAGATCAAAGAATTTACAGAAAAGGCATTAAATAACTTACCAGAGTATTTCTTCTCAATACCTGCTAGTTCATCTGGCAAATATCATAGTTTGGTGTGTTTAGGAGAAGGAGGTTTAGTCAGACATACTAAAATGAATGTAATATTCGCAGTAGAATTACTTAATCTTGAAATGATGAATAAATATACAGATGATGAAAAAGATATCATTATATCATCTCTAATTTTACACGATGGAATAAAACATGGGTTAAATAATTTAAAATATAGCGTAACAGACCATCCAATAATTATGTCAGTGTTCATTAAAAATAATAATGAACTATGTAATATTTTGGATAAAGAAATATTGGATAAGATTTTAGGATGTATCGAAACACACATGGGAGAGTTTAATAAAGATTATAAAACTAAAAAAGAAATATTACCAAAACCACATGGTAAATTACAAAATTTTGTTCATATATGTGATATTTTGGGTTCTCGGAGATATATCAAAGACTTTGATTTCGATGTTAAAGTAGAAAGGAGATAGTATTATATTAAATGATTTAACTGGAAAAACATTTGGTAAATTATTAGTTATTGAAAGAGCAGAAAATAAAAGTGGTCATACAATGTGGCTGTGTGAGTGTCAATGCATTAATAAAAATGTCAAAGTAGTTAGGGGTACTCATTTAAAATCTAATAGAATTCAAAGTTGTGGATGTTTATATAAAGAAAGAATAAGACATGATGTTCCTCCGAATATATTCGAATTAAAAGAAGATCATAAAGTTGGTTACACTGATACAAATCGTGAGTTTTATTATGACATATCTGATTCGGATGCAGTTGAATTACATTCGTGGTATTTCGATAAAGATGGATATGTGGTTGCTAGAATAAATGGAAAGGGAATTAAATTACATAAATTTTTGATTGGCTACAATGGAAAAATTGATCATAAAAATAGACATAAGTATGATAATCGAAGAAATAATTTAAGAATAGCTTCAAATACTCAAAATGCAATGAACATATCAATCAAAAGTAATAATACATCTGGTGCGACAGGAGTTGGTTGGCAATCTCTTAATAATAGTTGGAGAGTAAGAATTACAGTAGATAAAAAGCAAATATATTTAGGAAGTTTTAATGATTTCGATGAAGCAGTTAAAGTCCGTAAAGAAGCAGAATTAAAATATTTTGGTGAATTTGCTCCTGTTAACTACCCCAAAAAGTAAAATACAACATTTTGTACATTGGTGTGATTATTTAGCCAGTAGAAAATGTTTAGAATTCAATTTTAATGTTAAGGTTGTAAGATAAAATAATAATAGAAAGGAAAGATGTTTATTAAAACAAAAGCATGGGGTCAAGTTCCTATCTGTAGAAGTAATTCACCTCCTTCTTTCAATATATTTTTATAAGATCATGTGCATTAAATAGTAAAATAAAATTATTGAAAGAAGGAATACATAATATGGCAAAAGTTAAAGAAGAACAATTAGGTTTGAAAAAAGGTAAAGCACAATTCTTACTTATCGGAGAAGCAAAAGTAAATGATTATACTTTTACAATGGATAAAGATACTACAAAATCAGATTGGGTTTGGAATCAAATGAATCTTGGTGTAGATTGTGGAAATGGTAATGTCATCTATTCAGATATGATGGGTGGTTACGGATCAGAAAGAGATAATGTCGTATATGTTCATGGTATAAAAGAAGTAGATGGTAAAAAACAAGAAGATTTTGATAATAAATTCACTATTGATTGGGACGATAGATTTGATGAAACAATTCTTGAATCTGTAGCAGACTCTTGTTTCATCAAAGTTGGTTTAGAAAAAGATACAAAAGATAAGACGTTCAAAAATAAATTTTTATCTGCATATGACGCAATTCAATACATACAACAACATCTTGAAAATGGAATGCTTATTAATGTAAAAGGTAAATTAAAATATCAAGCTTATAATGATAGTGTATCCATTAAAAAAGAAGTTAATTCTGTATTCTTATCAAAAGCTAAACCAGAAGAATACAAAGCAGTATTTACACAAACAATACTTTGTGACGCAAATGCAGTAGGTAAAGTAGATAAGGAAAAAGCGTCATTCCCAATTACAGGATATGTAGTTGATTATGTTGGTAAATATGATGGTAAAGAAATCAAGAAAACAGTAGCATTTACAAAGACATTTGAGTTAGAAGTTGATAAGGTGAAACCAGAAAATACTAAAAAACTCATTACTAAATGTTTTGCTCCTGCTAAAAAAGGAACACTCGTAGAAGTCACTGTAGAAGGAGAAATGCTTGAAGGGGCAAGTGTAGTAAGTATTACACTAGATGATCTTCCTGAAGATATTAGAGAACTTATTGAACTTAATGTTATCACAGAGGAAGAAGCTCTTAGTAAATGTGCAATTGGTGGAAATAAAGAAAAAAGAATGCTTATAAAAAGACCTTTAATTACATTTGAAGGCGAAGGAGAAACAAAAGTTCCAATTTTGGCAATCAATAAAGATAAATATAAAGAAAGCGATTTAGTTTTCCTTTCTCAATTTATTGAAGTTGAAGAAGAGAAGGAGGAAGAAACAGAAGATTTAGAAGAAAGTGTTGCGAAATTTGAAAAAACACTAGATAAAAAAGAAGATGACGATACTGAGGAGGACGAAGAAGAAGCAGTTGATGATGAAGCATGGATGAAATTGTTAGATGTATAATTAATAGTTATATATTAATATTTTCACAGGATAAATCAGGAGGTTAAATTCCTCCTGATAAACACAATAATCATTTAAATAATAAAATAAATAATAAAGGGGATTAAATAAATGGGTTTTCAGAAAAAAGAAGAAATTTTAGCATATGTTGGTGGTAAAGTATTAGCATTTGGGGCGACCGGATCAGGAAAATCAACGTTTGCAGGTACATTTCCTAATATTAATTTAGTAGATAGTGAAGATGGTAATACATATTATCTTGAAAGCAATCCTAATATCATTGGAGTCATGCGTACCACATCTGCCTCTGAAGTTCAAGAAACACTAGATGAATTAAATGATGAGGAAGCATTAAAAGATTTTGATACTATTGCAATTGATAGTGGAACAAAATTATATGAGAACATGCAAGCAGCAGCATACGAAGTTGTTGAAAAAAGATCAAGAAAACAAATGAGAAAAGGCAAAGAAGTGGATATGTCAGATTTGGGCCTCGCGACTCGTGATTGGGGTCATATTAAAAGATGGAATCAAGCTCTAAAAACTGCTTATATCATATTTTCTTCGATGGGTAAGTGGGTAGTTGAAATTGCTCATCAAAAAGATATTTTCGATGATCCATCTTCTCTTAATAAAAAGAAAATTGGAGAAGCACCAGATTTAGCTAAGAAGGCAGAACATGATTTTGATATTGTACTTCAAATGTTTACTAAAGAAGACAAAGATGGCAATGTAACTTACTTTGGTAAAATTTATAAAGATAGAACTGGAGTAACCAAAAAAGGAGAGATCATTGAAAATCCTTCTTTTGAAATTTGGAGAGCAAAATGGGAAAGCACAAAGAAATTTGGAGTTAAAAAAGCATTAGACTTATCAGTAGGGGTAAGTAAAGACACTGAATTTATGGAAGCAGAAGATGAACAAGCAGAAGATATTGCTAATCAAATTAAAGCATTACTAAAAACTAGTTCTGAGGAAAATCAAAAGAAGATTGGAAAGAAAATCAGAGATTTAGAAATCAACATCAAAGATTTAGTTAATAATGATATTGAAAAATTGAATCAGGTGCTAGAATTCGCTGAAATGCTGTAAATAAATATACACATACCTATGAATTTAATAGGGATTATTGACAAACCAATAATCCCTAGTTCTAATAAAACTATTAGAGGTGATTTAATGGAAGAGAAAATTACCAAGAAACAAGAGCAAGAGGATTGGTTAGAATTAGCAAACTATGTTTTTAAAGAAATTTTACAGTATGAAACAGGTATAAAATTCCCAAGATACTTAGCATTGAGACTTAAAGGTTTACATAAAGGAACATTTATGGCAAATAAAAAACAGAAACCACAAGCAAATTATGATTATAAAATTATATTATTGACTTGTAAATTTTGTAAATATAGTATTCTTCAATATTTAGGCCCAAGTAGAGATAAGATTAAAGATGAACGGCATTTAATAAATACTATTATGAGTTTTGTTGAAAATGAAATAAATAATGTGGTATTAAGATTAAAAAATTCTAAAAAAGCAGAAGAAAAAACCATACATATAGAATTAGAAAATCAAATACATGAAGGAGCTGAATATACAGCAAAATCAAAAGATAAAAATATTGATAAGGAATTGGAGGAATTATGGTAAATGGCTGTTGCTACAAAAACAAAGTCAAAAACTACTGTTGTAAAAAAAGAAATAAGTCCTTATGAACAATTACTCATTGATGCTGTAAAAAAAGTAAAAGAGTTTAAATTATCAGCAGAAGCCAATATAACTTCTATATTTTTTAAGAATCCTGAATTAATTTATACAAATGAGAAATTAAAAGTAGAAGAGTTTAGTAATAATATATGGAAGATTTATTTTGTAATTGCACATGATGTAGTAATTAAAGAGAAAAAACAATCATTAGATGAAATAACTGTTGGATTATATCTTGAAAAACACAATAAATTGAAGATTAAATATGAAGAATATGGTGGTTATGATACTATTGAAAAAGCTAAAGAGTATGTCAAGGAAGAAAACTTAATTGGTTATATAAGTGAACTACATAAATGGAATGCTGTGTTGGGGTTATTGAAAGCAAAATTTCCAGTGTATGATAAATTAAGTAAGTTTGCGGATATGGATGTTGAACAAATTTATGCATATTATGAAACTCACTTAAATCATATATTTATCAATGCAGAAGGAGATGTCAAGAGTTATAATTTATGCGAAGAGATTCATGATTTAGTAGATGAAATGGATAAAGGATTGGCAGTAGGGATGCCTTTGTATAATTCCCCTATTCTAAATAAAGAAATTGGAGGTAATTTAGAAGGTAATATTACAATGTTAGGAGCTTTAAGTGGGGCAGGTAAGACCACAACAACTATTGAATTAATTCTTCCACAAGTTATAACTTATGATGAAAAATTATGCATAATGATAAATGAAGAAGATGTGACAAAATGGAGAAAAGAATTAATTATATGGGTGGCTAATAATATATTCAAAAAAGATTTTCAAAAATATAGATTGCGAGATGGTAAATTTTCTCCAGAAGATAAAGAATTATTACATCAATGTGCAGACTGGATAGAAGAAAAGAAACAGAATAAAAATATTACTATAATTCCATTTCCTAAATATAATGCGTCTTTAGCAATTAAAACTATCAAAAAATATCATTCATTAGGGTGCTCAATGTTCATACTAGATACAATGAAGGCTAGTGCAGATATTAATTCAACAGATCAAGTATGGACAGAAATGACAAAGGATAGTGTTGCTATTTATGATTGTATTAAACCAGCAGGGAAAAATGTACATATATGGATTACATATCAATTAGGAAAAAGTAGTACAAAACAAAGGCATTTTACAAATGATAATATTGGTTTGGCTAAGAATATCGTAGATGTAGCATCAACAAATTTAATGATAAGAAAACCATTTGATGATGAATTTGAAGGTGGTAAAAATGAATTAAAATGTTTTAGATTAGAAGGTAAAAATAAACTTACTCGCATACCCTTTAAACTTGACAAAAATAAGTCTTATACTATTATATTTGTCACTAAGAATAGATTTGGAAGTACAGATGAATTTCAGATTATCAGCGAAAATGATTATTCGAGAAATGTATATAAAGAATTAGGTATAGTTAATATACCTATGGATTGGTAAGGAGATTATATATGGGGAAAAATAATTGATTTAAAAGGGAAAACATTTGATAGATTATTAGTTTTAGAGTTTTCTCACATTAATAAACATAGGGTGTGTCATTGGATTGTTCAATGTAGTTGTCCTCTTAAAACTATATTTACAGTAAATGGCACTAGTTTAAGAAATGGAAATACTCGAAGTTGTGGATGTTTGCAAAAAGAAGTTAATATTGCTAGGTGTAGCAAAACTAATACATATGATTTAACTGGTGAATATGGTATAGGTTATGATTTTAGAAATAATTACTTTGAATTTGATTTAGAAGACTATGATAAGATACAAGTATATTGTTGGCATAAAAACAAACGAGGATATATTGTTTCTAGTATATCAGAAAATGATGAAGATGAAAAACAAACAATTAGAATACATAGGCTTATTATGGGAGTCAATAATCCAGAAATAGAAGTTGATCATATCGATAGACAAAAAAGTAATAATCGTAAATATAATCTCAGAACTACAGATCACAGACAAAATAATGTTAATAGGAACCCAAATATAAATAATAGTAGTGGTTGCCAAGGAGTTTATTTTAACAAACAGATGAATAAATGGCATTCACAGATATTTTATGGAAAGAAAAAACATTTAGGTTATTTTGATGAATTAGATGATGCTATTATAGCAAGATTAAAGGAGGAGATAAAAATAAAAAATTTTAACAATAGTCATTTATATGAAAAATATGGATTTGATGCAAAAATAGTTAAGTAAAGGTAGGTGAATATACTTGAATGGATTATATTGAGCTTAAACAATACATATTAGACAATGATAAAACACAAGAAGTACTTAAATCCCTAAATTGTCATGGTATTAAAGAATATACAAAAGAATATAGGTCTGGTTTACCCGAACATGCATCAAATAATAATATTGCAATAAACAAAGAAACACTTTCTACTAAAATATTTCAATCTGATGGTGAAATAATAAGAGGAGATATATTTACTCTTTGCCAAACTATAAAAAATATTTCATTTTCAAAAGCTAATAAATATTTACATGAATTATTTGGTTTAGAATATAAATTTAAAACTAATAAACAAGATAAACCTGATAAGAAAGATCCATTAAATGTATTCAAAAAGGTTAAAAGAAAAAGATGCATTGTAAACATTGACGACATTGAGTTGTATGACAATGAGATTATCAAGGAGTATATTCCATTACCTCATATTGATTGGATAAGAATAGATGGTATTCTTCCTTTTACCTGTGAAGTATTTAAAATTGGTTATAGTGCAGAAAAGAAAAGAATTATAATTCCCTGGAGGTATTGGTGCGGTGATGAAAATGATTTTGTTGGAGTGATTGGGAGAACCACAATTCCTGAATATAAAATGTTAGACATTCCTAAATATTTTCCTTTAAAAAAGTTTCCAAAATCAATACATTTATACGGATTGCAAGAAAACTATAAGACTATTCAAGAAGAAAATAGAGTTGTTGCGTTTGAATCGGAGAAATCAACATTAAAAAGACATAGTAGAAAAGATGGAACTGGTGTGTCTATAGGATCACATGATATATCTGAGGAACAAGTAAAAATATTGATTTCTCTTAATACAGAAATAATTATTTGTATGGACAAAGATGTTTCCTTACAACATATTAGAAGTATGTGCGATAAATTCTATGGAATCCGTACCGTAAGTTATGTGTTCGATAAATATGGATTACTAGAAGAAAAAGAATCGCCAGCAGATAAACCTGAGAAAGTATATAGATATTTACTAAAACATAGAGTTGTATATGATGACTCAGAACATAAAAAATATATTAAAGAGAGGGACAAAAGACTTGAGAAAACAATTTGAAGAAATTCAATTAATAGCTAACACCTCCGTTACATATTATAACGGTAGTTTATGGGAAACAAATAATTATGGTATATGTAGAATTGTTGGTATGATAGAAAAACGCCGTAATTATCATACCTTTTTGGTAGAATTTGATGATGGTACGCAATTATCGGCTAGACATCATAATATAAAAAACGGAACTTTGAAAAATCCATATTATTACGGTGCAGTTTGTGGAGTTGGGTGTTTGGGTAATATGTCTTCTCGCCATAAATTATATCCCCATTGGAAACAAATGTTAGAGAGATGTTACAATCCATCAACTAAAAGTTATATTGATTATGGAGGGAGAGGAATATTCGTTTCAGAAAATTGGCTGTGCTTTGAATATTTCATTGATTATTTACAAAATGTTGATAAGTATGAAGATTTATTACAAAATCATAAAATATATGAAGTAGACAGAATTGATAACAATGGTAATTATGAAGAAGAAAATATTAGAATAGTAACAAGAAGTGAAAATTCAAGAAATAAAAGAAGTAACAGATACATTAAAATAAATTTACCTTCTGGAGAAAGTGACATAGGTTTAATAACTGATATATGTAAAAAATATGATTTAATACAAGCTAATGTTAATAAGTGTTTAGCAGGTAAAAGAAAAACTCATAGGCAATGTACATTTCAAGATATAGATAAAGAGGAGATTATAACTAATGCGTAAAACAGGCGAAGAAATTAGATTAATAGCTAATAAATTAGATTGTGATGAAATATATTCATGGTCAAAATATAACCAATACAAAGGAGACACTTATACTTTCTTCTTACGATATATTCTTAAAATACCAGAGGACAGAAAAGATTCAATATACGGGGTATTTGGTAACGCTTCTCATGATATATTAGAAAAATATTATAATAAAGAAATATCCTACGCCGATATGATAGAAATATTTGAAGAAAAACTATTTGAATTTACTATTGGCAATCTAAAATATGATAGAAGTGATGAAGACAAAAATAAAAAAATAGGAAATAAATATGAATCATGTATGAGACACTTCTTTAAAAATCATCAACGAATACCTCATAAATTGAAACTTGAAGTCTTTGTTCCAATAAAGATAAATAATATACTAATACAGGCTTATGTAGATGCTATACATATGGAAAAAAGAGAAGATAAAGATATCTGCGTAATCACAGATTGGAAAACAAGCTCCTTGTATAAAGGTAAAAAAATAGAGAAAGAGCAAGGTCAACTTCTACTTTATAGTTATGGTGTCCACAAAAAACTAAACATACCGATGGATCAAATTATTGCTAGATGGGCGTTCCTTAAATATGTAGAAGTAGAATGTATGCAAGCTAATGGCAAATTAAAAAGTAGAATCGTTGAAAGAAATGCTATAGGAAGTAGTTTATCATCAAATGCTAAGATGTGGTTAAAGAAATCAGATAGTAAATTCAGCGAAGAAGAAATAGATGATTATCTTAATAAAATGGTAGTTGACAATTCAATAGAATGTTTACCTGGTGATGTAAAGAGTAAATTTGTAGTTAAAGATTGTTATGTTGAAATATCGCTAGATGATGAATCAATTCAAGAATTATTAGATGATATTGTAAAGACAGTTGAAGAGATTAAGGTTAAGCAAGTTGAATATAAAAATACATTGGATAATAAAATATGGTGGCAAGATGTTACAGATACAGAAAGTTATTTCTTGGCGAATTTGAATGGTTATTCAGCAAAAATTCACGCACCATATAAGGCATATCTTGATACTTTAGAGATGTTTAATAATAAAGATAGTAAAGTAGATGAAGAGGATTTGTCGTGGATGAAGGATTTGATGGATTAGGAGGATAAATATGAGATATAATAATTACCATAAACATTGTCACTACTCGAATGTTAAGACATTGGATTGTATAGTAAGACCACAAGATTATATAGACAGAGCAAAAGAATTAAATCATACCACCCTATTTACAACTCAACATGGGTGGGGCGGTAACTTTTTAGAAATGTATGATTTATGCCAAAAGAATGATATTAAAATGATTTTTGGGGCAGAACTTTATATTGTAAAAGATAGATTTGAAAAAGACAATAGAAATAGCCATATTATTATTATTGGTAAAAATCAAGATGCTTTTTATCAATTAAATGAGATAATGTCTGAATCAAATAAGACAGGATTTTATTATAAGTCAAGAATCGATTTAAACTTATTGCTTTCATTAAATCCAAACAATTTTATAGTTACATCTGCTTGTGTTGCAGGAATATTAAGAGATGAAGATGCTACAAATATATTTTTAGAACCTATAGCAAAACATTTTGGTAATAATTTTTATCTAGAAACACAAGCGCATGCTCATCAAATTCAAGTTATACATAATTTAAAAATAACTAAATTAGCTAGAGAATTTAATATTCCAATTATTCATGCCAACGACTCTCACTATATCTATCCAGAACAAAGACATGATAGAGATTTATTTCTAAGAGGAAAGGGTTTAAGATATGAAGAGGAAGAAGGATTTATCTTAGATTATCCTGATTATGATACTATCGTTGAAAGATATAAAGATCAAAATGTCTTATCAAGTAATCAAATTATCCAGTCACTAAATAATACATTAATATTCGATCAATGTGAAGATTTAATTTTCACAAAAGATATTAAAATGCCAACAATTTATCCCAATGAAGATTCTAATAAAAAACTTAAATCAATTATTTTAGAAAAATGGGAAGAAGAAAAGAAAAATATTGATCCAAAAAGACATAAGGAATATCAAGACGGAATCGCATTTGAATATAATACCATTAAAGATACAGATATGGCAGATTATTTTTTATTAAATGAAAGAATTATTGATAGGGCAGTTAATGTATATGATGGAATTCTTACTAGAACGGGACGTGGCAGTGCGGTTAGCTTCTATGTAAATAAACTTCTAGGATTCACAGAAATAGATAGATTTGAATCTGAAGTTCCTCTATATCCTTCAAGATTTATGACTGTTTCAAGAATTCTTGAATCTAAAAGTTTGCCCGATATAGATTTTAATTGGGCAGACGTAGAAGCTCCAATTAAAGCATCTAAAGATATTTTAGGAGAAGACAATGTTTACTATATGTATGCCATAGGAACTATGAAAGAGTCTTCTGCTTTTAGAAACCTATGTAGAGCATATGATATGCCAATGGATCAATACAATGAAGTTGGTAAAGATGTTGAGAAATACGTTAAAGATCCACAATGGAAAGATTTAATTGAAGAATCCAAAAAGTTTATAGGAGTAATAGATAGTATATCTCCTAGTCCATGTAGTTTTGTTATGTTGAACAAACCAATATCTAAAGAATTAGGATTGCTAAGAGTAGGGGATCAAATTTGTGCATGTATTGATGGGTATACATCCGATAATTGGAAATATCTTAAAAATGATTTTCTTACTGTAAAAGTTTGGAAAATTGTATCAGATACTTTCAAATTACTTGATAAACCAATTCCGAATATTCGAGAACTAAAAAAACTCCTTAATGATAAGGTTTGGGATTTATATAAAAATGGATTGACAGCAACTCTTAATCAAGTTGACACAGATTTAAGTACGACTTTTGTTAAAAGATACTGCCCCATTAATGTAGCAGAAATTTCTGGTTTTGTAGCTGCCATTAGGCCAGGGTTCGCAAGTTTACTTAATACATTTTTAGAGAGAAATGAATATTCAACAGGAGTTAAAGAAATAGATGATATTCTAGAACCATCATATCATTTCATGCTTTATCAAGAATCTATTATGGCATTTCTTGTATGGTGTGGACTTAAAGAAGATCATACTTACGACATCATCAAAAAGATTGCAAAAAAGAAATTTAAAGAAGAAGAGATTGCAGAACTTAAAAGTGAATTAATTGCAGGATATATAAAAAACGTAGGTAATGATGAAAAGTTTGAGGATGTATGGCAAGTTGTCAATGATGCCTCGAAATATTCTTTTAATGCCAGTCACAGCCTTTCTGTAGCTTGGGATAGTTTATATGGGGCTTATTTAAAAGCAAATTATCCCTTAGAATACTACACGGTTATATTAAATGAATATGATTCCGATACAGAAAAAACTCATAAGATTCTTGAAGAATTACCTTATTTTAATATTAAATTATCAGACATTGAATTTGGAAATTCAATAGATACATATTCATTTGATAGGAAAACAAATACAATTTATAAATCTATAACTTCAATTAAATTTCTCAATGGTCAAGTGGCAATAGAGTTATATAATTTAGCACAACAAACTAAATATACTAATTTTATAACTCTATTGCAAGATATAAAAAATACTTCAACTAATTCAAGACAGCTAAAAATATTAACTGGACTAGATTTCTTTAAAAAATTTGGCAAGAATAAAAAACTTCTTCAAATAATTGAAATATATGATACTTTTGCAAGTCGTAAACAAATAAATTTCAAAGATATTGCAAAACTAAATATTAATGAAGATACATTAAAAAAATATAGTAATAAAACAACTGAAACACTTTATAAAGAATTAGATATGATAGGATATGTCAGAGAAGTTATTCAAACTATAGAAGACAAATCAATGTCAATTAAAGATCAAGTTAAATTTGAAATGGATTATTTAGAATATGTTAAGTATATCAATGAAGGAGCAGGAGATAGTTTTTATATAATTATTAAGTATGAAGTATATAAGGATAAAACTAAACCATATGTCACATTACGCCAAATAAATAATGGCAAAGAAATGAAGACAAAAATCAAGGATGGCAAGATATTCTCCCAAAACCCCTTCAAGTTGTACGATGTCTTAAAAGTCAATGAATTCAAAACTCAAAAGAAGACAAAGAACGTTGGCGGCAAGTGGATGAAGTCAGATGAGGACGAAGAGATACTTATCAACTATGATGTATATTAGAAAGCAGGGTAAATAATTGAAAAATAAAATAATTTATGAATTTAAAGGTGTTGTGGTAGCAAACCCTTATAATACTGACGATTATAAAATATATGCACTAGATGTTGATGAAACTAAATATCCTCATATAGTTAAAAACTCTTATCAAAATGTCAGCATTCTAGGAAATTTACCCGACCTTGAAACGGGCATAGAGTATAGTATAAAATCAGAAGAAAAAGAAGGGAAAAATGGAATATCGTATAAAGTAATTAATATAGGAAGGGATATGCCTAAAACAGAGACATCAACTAGATTGTTTTTACAAAGCATATTAGATAGTAATAGTCAGGTTGATGAAGTGATGCGTGAATATCCAGATATTATTGATAGAGTTATAAATAATCGCTTAGATGACATTGATTTAAAGAAATTATACAATATTGGAGAAGTTAGATTTGAGGTCATTAAAAGAAAAATTGTTGAGAATTTTGTATTAGGAGAATTAGTTACAGAATTTAAAGGATTTATTGAATTCAAAATCTTAAAGGCATTATATGATAAATATGGTTCAGTGGATAAGATTAAAGAAAAACTACAAGACAATCCGTACATGTGTTTATGCGGATTGTCAAGAATTTCATTCAAAACTGCAGATAAGATACTACTTGAATTTAACAAAGATTGTATTACAACAAAAGCAAAAGGAGAAATTCCTCCAATTGATTTTACTTTTGATTTACAAACTTCTAGTCAAAGACAAAAATCAGCAATTATGTTTCTACTAGAAGAAAATGAGAATGATGGAAATACTAAAATTGATATCAAAGTCCTAAGAAAACAATCTGAAGCACTAGCAAAGAAATGTATTGAACATTTTGTTGATATTATTAAGAATGATAAAGATATTCATTTTGATAAAGGTTTAAATACTGTTGCATTAGAAGAAACATATCAAACAGAATTATATATTGCTAATAGGATTTTAGAAGGATTGAAGGTGGAAAATAAATGGGAAATTGATACGGAAAAATATAAGAATAATGGGAATATTACTCTCACAGAGCAACAACATAAAGTTTTACCTATGGTGTGTAATTCTAATGTGTGTATTCTCAATGGGTTTAGCGGGAGTGGGAAGAGTGCTACAACTAAATCTTTGATTGATATGTTGAATGATAATAATAAATCATTTTGTTTGTTTGCTCCCACAGGAAGGGCTGCAAAAATATTGTCGGAATATGCAAAAGAACCTGCATCAACAATACATAGAGGATTATTATACAAACCTCCAATATGGGGATATAACGAAGAAAGTAAATTACCTTATTCTATCGTTTGTGTGGATGAATTTTCGATGTGTGATGTTTTCTTAATGAAACATCTATTAGAAGCAATTGATTTTTCTAAAACTAAGTTATTGATGATTGGAGATTCAGCTCAAGTTCCTTCTGTTGGAGCAGGTAATGTTTTTTATGATCTAATTAATTCAAATTTAATTCCAATAGTTTCTCTTACTCAAATATTTAGATATGGAGAAGGAGGAGTATTAACTGTAGCAACAAAAACAAGAAATAGTGAAAAATTCCTAGCAGATTCTAAAAATCCACAAATGTTTGGTAATGACAAAGGATATATGTTTATACCTATGTTGCAAGAAAATATAATGAAAAATGTTGTGGCGTTATATCAAAAATTATTATCATCTGGAACATCAAAAGAAGATATAATGATATTGTCATCGTATAATGTAGGTGATTATGGAACGGTTGCTATAAATAAGCACTTGCAACCTATAGCAAATCCTAATGTATTATCAGGAAATATACATGTTCAACTTGGAGATACAAAATTTTATGAGAATGATCTTGTTATTCAAGTTGTTAATAATTATAGTGCGATAAGATATAATGAAAGTTATATAGACGAAGATGATAAAACATTTGTTGCAAATGGAGAAATAGGTAAAATCGTAAAAATTAAGAATGGTAAATTAATTATTCAATTTGATGAGTTGGTTATTTATAATAAAAGTGATTTAATTAATATTAAGCTTTCATATAGTATTTCGATATTAAAGAGCCAAGGCGGTCAATGTGAAAAGGTTATTATGATAACTCCTAAAGCTCACACCTTTATGCTTAATAGCAATCTTATTTATGTTTCGCAAACGAGAGCAAAGCAAAAAGTATTCCATTTTGGTGAAATAGAAACGGTAAATAGAGCTATAAAGAAAAAAGCAGACTTTAATAGAAAAACTTATCTTAAAGAATTGCTACTATCTCAAACCAATAAATAAAATTCCTTGACACCACATTCCCCACATGCTATAATATTCACATAGAGAGGAGGTGAAAAACAAAAATGAACCCCACAAAACTCATCAATCGCATCGACGGAAAATGGACTACATGCACTTCTCAAGAATACAATTCCCAAGACAAAGCAAACTTCATGTTCAGCAAAAATAATGACACAAATATCACTACTTATTATAAGAAAATCGGTTAATATCTATATTCTATTATTCAATAATCTTGACATAATTAACATACATAAGCATAAAATAAATATTAGCAAGAATTTGATCACATATCTTATTAATACCACTAATCAAATTCTTGCTAAATCAAAAGAGGTGATACATATTAAAATTTTACATGGTAGAGATGGTGATTGGATTCAGTGCACTTCTGAAGAGTATGAGAAAAACTATACAGATAAAGTTAATTACGCATTCATTGTAGATCAAGACACTAATAAAGGTCATTATTACAAAAAGGTGGCAATTGAAGTATTTGATAATGAAATGTCAGAAATTAAAAATGAAAGGATGGAAGATTAATTAGTGTTCGATTTCTGCTTATGTGAATACTCCGATTGCATACAATCAATGGTATGTAGTAGATTCTTATATAAAAACTCCTCCAATCTTGTTTATATTAAATTTAAAAACATTTGTTCAAAAGAGAACAATTGGCAATGGTTTTATGGAGATAGGAGCAAGATGGTTCAGGTAGAATTAATCGAAGATAAAGAAGGTGATACATAATCAGAGAAATATATATTGTCGAACAAATGAAACCGTTACTCAATAATTATCCTGTTCTAAATTTTAAACAATTAGAGGAATTGAGAATATTTGCAAACTTATTAAGTTCATCATTAGGTGAATATCTTTATGATAAAAGAATTAATGGTTATTTAAAATAGAAAGAAGGTGGTAAAACATTTGAGTGTTAATTTAAGTGGTGCAGACTTCAATAAATACATTGTCATTAAACAAGAAGATGTGATTAAACATGCTTCAGAACAAGATAGGACAGATTTAGCTAGAATACTTAAAAATATTAGAATCAGTAGATATAAATTCAATAAGAATACAGGAAATAAATATCTTGTTATTAATGTTGATGTTGATTATGCTGATGAGGTTGTTGATATTCTAAAGAAGAATAATCACTGGAAGTAATTGAAGGGAGGTGATAGAAATATGATGACAATGGATTATGGAAATATGGATATCTTAGACATTGTTAGAGAATTGAAAAGACTATTACATAAATTTTCTGAATTAAATAAGGTAGAAATGGAAGAAGTGAGGGTGCTTTCTAATAATTTAAGTGCAGAGATTTCAGGTTGGCAGTATGATACTAAAATTATGGAGAAATATGAAAAAGAATATGAACGTATTCAAAGGCAATAGAATAATCTTTTTAACTTATAAATATTAAAATAAAATTATTGGAGGATACATAAATTGACAACTATTTCAGAAGATGCATTGAAATTACTTAAAGAAAAACAATACTTTAAAGAAAACGAAAAAACTTGGGAAGATTTATGTGAAAGGGTTTCAACTGCAATTGCAGAAGTAGAAACTAATGATAAAAAACAACAGATTAAAAAAGAAGTTTATGAAGCAATGTCTAATTTGGAATTCATATTTAGTACACCCGTTTTGTTAAACGCAGATAAAGATAATCCAGGCCAATTATCATCTTGCTTTGTTTTGCAAACGAAAGATAATATAGAAGACATATGTTTGTTAGATGCAGAATTTAGTAAGATTTTTCAACGCAATGGTGGTGCAGGAACAGATATTAGTGTATTAAGACCTGCAAAAGCAAAAGTAGATACATCTAAAGGATATGCTGGTGGAGTTACTACATTTATGGGAAAATATGATAGAACTGCTGATGATATGACTAAATTTAATCCATCAAGAAAAGGCGCTTTAAAAATAAATCTTCAATGTTGGCATCCTCAATTATTAGATTTTATACATAGTAAAGACAATACAAGTGAATTAAAAAGAATGAATATTTCTATCTCTCTTACTGATGATTTTATGAAGGCTGTAGAAAATGATGAAGATTGGAATCTAGAGTTTCCTGATTATCAATGGAATAAGGAAATTTATAATCAAGAATGGAATGGAGATTTAGAGTGGTGGAAAGATAAAGGTTATCCAACCATTGTGTATCAGACATTAAAAGCAAAAGAAATTTTAGAAGAAATTGCAAGATGTTCATGGGAGACAGGAGAACCCGGAGCGAATTATCAAAGTCGCATGGATGCGGATAATCCCAATAAACATTTAAGTACATTAATTTTTACAAATCCTTGTTTACACAAAGATACTTATATGGTAACTGAGAATGGTTTAGAGAAAATTAGCAATATTAAATCTAAGATGTGGAATGGAGAAAAATATGTAACTACGAAAACATGGCAAACAGGCATAAAAAAAGTATATAAAATTATGACTAAAAGTGGTTATGAGTACACTACTACTGAAGATCATAAATTTATGCTTAAAGATGGTAGTTGGTGTAAAGCAATTGATTTAATTGGAAAAGATATTGCTTTTGAAATTAAAGAAAAAGAATGGATCGGAAATAATCTATACCCTCATGTAAATTATAAAGTCTTAGGTTTTGAATTTGGAGATGCAACATTCCATAAAGCATCTAATAGAATGAAATATATTTTTGCAAATCCAGAAAAAGATAAAGAAGCAATGATTTTAATAGAAAAAGAATTAGGAGAAAAGTTTTACGCAAAAGATTCTAACAAGCAAGATATAAATCATGTCTTAAATATCCCCTATGGTACTGTATACGCTAATGCTTTTTATGATAAAATTGATGATCGTATGATACCAGATTGGATTATGACTCTTCCTAAAAATGAAATGAAAGATTTTTTGATTGGACTTTTTAGTGCAAATGGATGCAATTTAAAAGAACATCATAGGATTCAATTAGTATCTATTAATACAGAAATGTTGAAACAGGTTCAACAAATGTTATTGATGTTTGGTGTTAAAGGCAAATTGTGGTATCACAATAAAAAGAATGATATAGAATTTAGCAATGGGACTTATACTTGTAAACAATCTGCCCATATTGTTATTAGTAGAAATTCCTATAAAAAATTCCTTGATGAAATTGGATTTATTCAAGACTATAAAAATGGCTATCTAGAATACCAAAACAAACTAGATGAAAAATTTGAAACAGTGATATTAATCTCTGAACTAGATGAAGCAGAAGTATGGGATTTTACAGAAAATGAGTTACATATGGGAATTACAAATGGAGCTTATGTCCATAATTGCAATGAGTTTAGTAATATACCTAATTCTTCATGTAACTTAGGTAGTATTAATATATATGCTTGTATCAAAGATGGTAAATTTAATTGGGATAAATTAAAAATCTTGTCATATAAAGCGATTAGATGGTTTGATAATATGATTTCTATTAATAAATTGCCACTAACCAAAATTCAACAAATGACTGAAGCGATTCGTCCCATTGGAATGGGAATGATGGGTTTGGCAGATGCTCTGTATGTATTAGGAATTAAATATAATTCTCAAAAAGGTTATGATTTCGCAGAGAGAATTATTAAAGTAATGAAAGACAATGCCTTAAAAGCTACAATGGATTTAGCAGAAGAACGAGGAGTTTACCCTGCTTGGGAAGGTAGTGAATGGCAACAACAGGGATTGAAAGTTAGAAATAGTTCATTGCTTTCAATTGCCCCCAATGGAACAATATCATTTCTAGCAGGGGTTTCTGGAGGTTGCGAACCACAATTTGGTCTTACATACAGTCGTAGGACATATGATAATAATATTTATTTTATAAATAATCCAACCTTTGAAAACAAACTTAAAGAATTGGGGATTTATTCTGAAGAACTAATGGGTAAGATTGAAAATAATCATGGTTCATGTCAAGGAATAAAAGAAATTCCTAAAGAAATTAGAAATATTTTTGTTACTGCTCATGATTTATCTCCTAAAGAACATGTGAACATGGTATCAGTTTTGCAAAAACATGTAGATTTATCCTTGTCTAAAACAGTCAATTTTTCAAGTAATGCTAGTGTAGAAGATATATATGATATTTACATTTATGCTTGGAAAGAAGGTCTTAAGGGATTAGCTGTCTATAGAGATGGGTCAAGACAAAATCAAACCCTTTCAGGAGGTAAAATTTCTTCAACTGATGAAGATAAAAAATATGTCTTGATTAATGAAACATTAGATATTGCCAATTCAGTAAGATTAAAAATTAAAACTGGATGTGGATCAATGTGGTTAACACTTGTATATGACAATGATAATAATTTATGTGAAATATTTTCTCAATCAGGAAGTACCGGAGGCTGTCGCGGAATGACAGAGGGGTTGAGTAGGTCTGTATCATTATTATTAAGAGCAAATGTTGATCCTCTGCAAGTAATTGATCAACTTCAAAGCGTAAGTTGCGATGTGAGTAAAGAAGCTAGAAAAAAAGATAAGACTATCGGGAAAAGTTGTGCGGATTCTATAGCAAAACAAATGCTAAAATTTATCAATGGAGAATTAAGTGCAAGTATTAAACCTATTGCTAAATTATCAAATGAAGAAAAATTGGAACCTGATGAAAAAGATAAATGTCCAGACTGTGGTATTAAATTGAAACATATTAGTGGCTGTATTAGTTGTGTTTGTGGATATAGCAAGTGCTAAAATAAATAAAATGAAAAGAGGAAATTAATAATGGATAAAGAACAATTAAAAGCTAAATATGGCGACGTTGAAGTATTTGTAGTAAGCAATGAATTGACAAAAGATTTTGATACATTCGTTGAATTAGACAAAGACAATAAATATAGTGATATTTTTAACTCAGTGGGGAAATTCATTCCTCGTTATGATGCAGAATTGAATTTTGAGCATAGACAAATAATCCCTTATTGCTTAGTAAAATGTGCTGATAACTATTTCATCACTCGTAGATTAGAAGGTGATGTAAGACTCACAGGTAAGTATTCTCTAGGCGTAGGAGGGCATCTAGAGCGTGTAGATGGCACTGATGATGATTACATCAAGTCAGGTATGATGAGAGAATTAGATGAAGAAATTAATATCAATTCAAGTATTAAATCTATTGATCTAATTGGTATGATTTGCTCAAATAATACAGAGGTTGATTCAGTCCATTTGGGCCTTGTGTATGTTGTTGAAGTTGCAGGACTAGATATTAGTGTAAAAGAAACAGACACTTTAGTTGGTGATTGGATTTCTAAAAATGATTTACTTAATTTTGAAGGAGAGTTAGAATCTTGGAGTAAAATTGCTGTAGAACATTTTATTAAGTAATTATAATACAAAAAGGAGAGTTAGGAATGATTGCCAAAAACATTAACAAATGTGTTTATAAGTGTTAAGATATACTCAGGGAGGTTGAGTGCATGAGCAATTATAAACCACATGATTTTGCAGAAATGTTAGGTGTGTCAGTCAAAACGCATCAAAGATGTGATATAGAAAGGTAAATTAAAAGAATTTAGAACACCTACTGACAGACGTTATTATACAGATGAACATTTAAAATTATTTAATGAAGGGAGGAAGGTAGTATGCTCAAAGGATTTAAAACTGAACTCAGAGTAACCGAAATTCATATTAATAAAATTCATCAATCAATTGGCATATGTCGCTTCCTCTATAATTCTTATTTAACTAAGAATCAAGAACTTTATAAATTATACAAAGAAGGTAAGATTGACAAGAAACAAGCGTTTATGAGTGCCAATGATTTTGATAAATATATTAATAATGAAGTAAAAGTATTAGATGAATTCAAATGGATTGATAATTGTGGGTCAAAGGCAAGAAAGAAAGCAATCGTAAATGCAGAAATGGCATATAAAAGATTCTTTAAGGGGGCAAGCTAAATTCCCTAGATTCAAGAAGAAGAAAAATCAAGATGTTAATATCTATTTTCCTAAGAATGGGAAGGGTGACTGGACTGTTAAACGTCATAAAATACAAATTCCAACTTTAGGATTTGTCGAACTGAAAGAAAAAGGATATATTCCAACCAATGCAAAAGTAGTAAGTGGTACTGTTTCAATGAAAGCAGGAAGGTATTATGTTTCTGTACTGTGTGATATTGTAGACAATAATAATTATTCAAATGTTAGTAATGAAGGAATTGGAATTGACTTAGGGGTTAAGGATTTGGCAATTATCAGCAATATTGATAAACCATTCAAAAATATCAATAAGACTATTGCTGTAAAGAAACTTAAAAGAAAATTAAGAAGACTTCAACGTCAAGTCTCTAAAAAATACGAAATGAACAAAGATGGCAAGAAGTTCATTAAAACTAAAAACATTATCAAGTTAGAAGCTCAAATCAGAACTATTTATCAAAAATTATCCAATATTCGTTTAAATTATGCTCATCAAATCACAAATATTCTGGTGAAAAACAAACCAGAGTATATAGTGATCGAAGACTTGAACGTCAAGGGGATGATGAAGAATAGGCATTTATCTAAAGCAGTCGCCGAACAAAGTTTTCATGAGTTTAGAAGGCAATTAACATATAAATGTTCATGGAATAATATTGAGTTAAGAATTGTTGATAGATATTTTCCTTCAAGTAAAATGTGTAGTGAATGTGGTGCTATAGATAGGGATTTGAAACTTTCAGATAGAGAATATATTTGTAAAGAATGTGGAATGATTCTTGATCGTGATAAAAATGCAAGTGTAAATTTGAAGAATGCTAAAGTATTTAAAGTTGCTTAAAACAAATATTATCAAATACCGATGGCTAGTCGGGAATTTACGGCTGTGGAGTGTTACACCAAATGTGAGTAGTGTTAGAAATAATACAAAAACAGACACTATGAATCAGCAATTATCTAGATATAGATAATTGAGTATATTTGTCTATATTTTTAGTAGCAGAGATTGAAATATATCTCTCCTACCCCCTCACAGAAAGGACTACAAAACCAAATGCAAATAATAAATTGGGATGATTATTTCATGAGCGTTGCGTACATATCATCATTGCGTAGCAAAGATCCAAGAACACAAGTAGGAGCATGTATAGTGGACACTAATCATCGGATCATATCAACTGGTTACAATGGAATGCCTAACAAATGCAATGATTCAGAAATGCCTTGGGAATCAAAAGAAGGATTAGAAGGAAAATATCTATATGTCATTCATGCAGAGCAAAATTCTATACTTTATGCTAAAAATAATTTAAATGGATGTATTCTTTACTCCACATTATTTCCTTGTAATGAGTGTTCTAAAACAATTGTTCAATCTGGAATATCTGAAGTAGTATATCTAAGTGATAAATATAAGGATATGGAACAAACAATTGCTTCTAGATTTATTCTAAATATGGCAGAAGTAAAATATAGACAATTAATTAGTGATTGTAAGATAGAGATTACTTTAAGTAATACTTCGAAATAAACATTTGTTGACATTTGAAAAGGAGTTGATCAATATAAAAGAGATAACGTTTGAACTAACTAATAAATGTTTTAATAATTGTCTGCATTGCTCTACTAATGCAAGTTCTAACTATAATGACGAGCTAGATAAATTAGATATTAACATAATAAAAGAAACTATTGACAAATACGATCCAGAATGGGTAAATCTTAGCGGAGGAGAACCATTATTATATCCAGATATTTATAATCTGTTAGAATATCTACAAACTAAAAATGTAAAAGTAAAAATGTATACCTCTGGAGATGGATGGTGGGGTAATGATATAAAAAAATTATCATTTGACAAATATATTAATACAATTGTTTTTCCCTTTTACAGCAATAGAAACAATATATTTAACTTTATTGCAAACAAAGATTTATATTCTACTGTCTTATCTAATTTAAGATATTCATTAAAAACTAATATGAATGTCGAAGTTCATATAGTTCCAATGACAATTAATATTTATACACTAGAAGAAACAATAGATTATTTGATTAATTTAGGTGTGAAAAAGATAAATCTATTAAAACTAGTTAATCAAGGGAGATGCGTTAACAACCAATATTTAATATTAGATGATAGAATCTTAAAGGAGCAAATGGATCATTTATATACTAAATATAAAGATGTTGTCAAGTTAGGTCTTCCTTTATCACATGGGAAATGTACAGCAGGAATAGAAAAATTAGTTGTGATGTGTGATGGAAAAATAATTCCCTGTGAAAGTTATAAAGATGGAGTATGTAAATGTGAAAGGATTTAACAATACTACATCTGGTGTTTAACCAATTATCCAATTACTATATAGTATACTAAATCTAATATAAATGGAGCTTTAAGTTTATATAAAAGGAGTGTGCCCACTATCCAAACATCCTACTACGCAAAATATAAAGGAGATAATGCTGTATCAATTGCAGGTAAATGTCCAACTTGGTATAAAGGTAGAGAATATAAAAAGTTAGCCCCATCGTACTGGTTCTTTAAGAAATACAAAGAAGATGGTGATAAACAATTCTATACTGAACAATATCAAAAAGAAATTCTTGATAAATTAGATCCTCAACATGTCTATGAAGAATTAGGTGAAAATGCTGTATTATTATGTTGGGAGAAGAGTGGATTCTGTCATAGATTTTTAGTATCAAAGTGGTTAGAAGAGAAATTAGGAATTGAAATTAAAGAATATGTTAAGGAGTGAATATAAACAATGCATAAAACTATTGTCGTAAATATATTTGGAGGCCCATCTGCTGGCAAATCAACCACTTCAGCAGGAATATTCTATGAATTAAAAAGACAAGGTATTCGTTGTGAACTTGTTACTGAATATGCAAAAAGTAAAGTTTGGGAAGAAAGTTTTAAGGTCTTAGAAGATCAGATTTATATTTTCGGTAAACAAAATCATAAAATGTTTACAGTTAAAGGAAAAGTGGATGTTATTATTACAGATTCACCTCTTCTTCTATCTTTATATTATGGAAAAGATTTGTCTTCTAATTTTAAAGGTTTAATTGTTGAAACACATAATACTTATCATAATATGAATTATTTTATCAATAATCTTGGAGAATATGACTCTGTTGGTAGAATGCAAACTGAAGAAGAATCTTTAATTATTAGTGGTCATATTCTAGATATTTTAAAAGATGGTGAATTTCCTCATACTGTATTAAATAAAACTAATCTCGTAGTAGATTTTATTATAGGAGATATTTATAAAGAACTTGCTAAAGTGAAAGGATGTTAAAAATGGCAGTTAATGATTCGGTAATGAATGTTGCAATAAAAGAAAACATAATTCAAACTAAACCAGCAAATCCTCCAATCAAAGTAAAATATAAAAATTATCAAGGTATTACATCAATCAGAACAATTATTCCTCAACAAATCCACTATGGCAGTACTGATTACCACAAAGAAAACCAATGGTTACTCGATGTTTGGGATGTAGAAAAAGACGCACAAAGAACATATGCCATGATGGATATATTAGAATTTATTAAGGAGTGAATCTAAATGACAGGAAAAGATAAATTAATAGAATATCTGCAATTAGAATCAAATTCTAAAATTAGTAATCTATTTGGCGTATGCCCTAACGCTGTAGGATTAAATGAAAATCAACATAATAAATGTATTGCAAGTAATGATACAATGTGCTCTGAATGTTGGAAACTAGCATTGGATGAGGAATTTTAAATGGAAGATAAAATATAAAATCAACATTGAACAATCATAATATAAATCACAGAAAGGAGGTGATAAATTAAAGAAAGGAGAAACCATAAATGAAAGAACTTAAACAATGGTTAATTAATCACATTAATAATTTTTCCAAAGATCATTATAATGAAAGCACTTATATTTGGTCTAAAGGGTACAAAAAGGCTTGCATAGAAATTTTAGAAATCATTAATAAGATTGAGAGTAAAATTGAAAAGGAGGAATAACCACATAGAAAACTTACTACAATTCCAAGAAGAATTATCTGCAAAATATAAATATCGCAAACTAAAATCATCTCTATCAGAAGAAGTTAGACAAAAATATCTAGACAATCTTCCATCACAATTAAATATTAATGGTGATACTAATTTCAAAATACATAGTCTAAATAATACACTCATATCAAATGGTTATAATCGTATTGTAATTGGTGATTATGGAGCATTTATTGAATTTGATAAATCAAAATCCAATCTTAAAGTTAAATCTGGTCAAGAATATAGGTTCAATAATCCTAAGTATAGTGAAAATGTTAAATATTATTGGTTAACCCCTAAAGATGATAGTGATATGAAAGTTTATTTTCAGAAGAGAACTGTGAGTTATGCTGATTATAAAGTTGATGTTTTATGGTGGACAACAAGAACATCCGTGACTTCAGTCATGAGATAAATTGTTAACAAATCAGTTAAAAATTTGATATAATAAATAAATATTGGAGGTGAGTATCAATTGCTTAAAACATTCAAATTCAGACTATACCCAAACAAAGAGCAAACAATTTTAATCAATAAACATTTAGGTTCAAATAGATTCATCTATAATTACTTTCTAGATAAAAGGATCGAGATGTATAAAGAAAATCATCAAACTTTAACATATAATCAATGTGCTATTCTCCTACCTCAACTTAAAAAAGAATTTGAATGACTTAAAGAAATTGATAGTATATCTCTCCAACAAACTCTTAAAAACTTAGACTTAGCTTATCAGAATTTCTTTAGAGAAATTAAGAAAGGTAATAATAATCAAGGTTTTCCAAAATTCAAATCTAAAAAAGATAATAGAAAGTCTTATCGTACTACTTTTACAAATAATAATATTAGAATCGAAAGCAATAGAATTAAACTTCCTAAACTTGGTTTAGTTAAATTTGCTAAATCAAGAGAAGTAATTGGAATAATTAAAAATGTAACAATATCTCAGGTTCCTAGTGGTAAATATTTTATCTCTATTCTTTGCGAAGTGCCAGAGCCTATTAAATTACCTAAATCAGAAATAAATATTGGTATTGATTTGGGAATTAAAGATTTTGCTATTACATCTGAATGTGAAATTATTGATAATCCAAAATATTATCGTAAATATGAAGATAAATTAGTAAAACTTCAAAGAAAACTATCTAAGAAGAAAAAGGGTAGTAAAAATAGAAACAAGGCAAGAATTAAAGTGGCTAGACTTCATGAGAAAATTACTAATACTAGGAAGGACTTTCTTCAAAAATTATCAACTAGACTTATCAATGAAAATCAAGTTATTTGCCTAGAGGATCTTAATATTGAAGGAATGAAGAAGAATCATAAATTAGCGAAAAGTATATCAGATGCTTCATGGTATAGTTTTACTACAATGTTGAATTATAAAGCAATTTGGTATGGTAGAGAAATTTCTGTTGTGGATAGATATTTTGCTAGTAGTAAACTTTGTCATGTTTGTGGATGGAAATATGTTGATTTAGATTTAAGTGTTAGGGAATGGAAATGCCCAGAATGTGGCAGTAGTCATAATAGAGACATAAATGCTGCTATTAATATTAGAAATGAAGGATTGAAGTTAATAGCATAATTAATAAAAACTGTAGGAACTACAGGGTTAGCTTAAGGAGATTGGGCGTTAGTCTGGTCAATGAATTAAGAATCACACTAATTAATTCGTGTGAAGTTCAAGTGAGTCCGTATGAGATTTTATTATAGGAGGTTAAAATATGGCTAAAAATATAATTATTTATGGTTCAACGATGGAAAGGGCATTTAATAAATTACAAGAATTACTTGATAGTATGAATCAAGAGGATATTAATAAAGTTATCAAAACATCTCCTAACACTGGAATATTTACCATTGAATTAAATAATGGAGATTATTATAAAGCAATAAGAGCAAGTGATAATGCCAGAGGTTATAGATGGCAATATGCTTACATAGATAAGGATATTGGTCAAGAAGCACTTGATCATGTTGTATATTGTAAATTTATACCTGAATATGGTATTGATGATTACTGGAATTATGACAGAAATTTTAAAGACTATTACGAGTGGTATTGATAATTTAAAATAATGATTTTAATCACTATTAAGAAAGGAAGATATAAATGTTTAATGGAACCATAGAAATGAATAATGATTATCATGCTATAAGATCAATAGATTCTATTTTTACAGTCATTGAAAACTTTAGAAAGAAATTTGAGTTAGAAATTTTAGATATTAAGAAAGAAAATGATGTTAATTTAGATAAATTTATATTTGAACTTTCACAAACAACAATCACTTTCTCTTTTGCTTCTTTTAATAAAAGTTGTGAAATAATTGCATATGATGAACTAGATAAATTTTGTGAGAGATATAATTATTTGAACTATTATTTAACGGATTTTGATTTTAAGGTAGGTGATACTGTTTATCATAATCACAAAGAAGAGTTAGTTGTTGAAGTTGTAGATGATAGGTCTATAAAAGTAACATCAAAAGAAAAAGAAATTCCGTATCATGAATATAAATGTTGGGGAATGAGATTAAATTAGCATCAAAACTCTATTTAATGGTGAAAGGAGGAACAAATTAAAATGATCACAAACAAAGAAAACTACATTCTACAAGCAATGGATAAACTTAACTACAAATTAGTAGAAGAATTCATGAATGAATACAAACTATCTGAAATTGATGCTAGAAGGGATTTAGCAGAAATTTATTATCATAATGAATTTGAAGTTGTTTAAGGAGGAGATTAATTAGATATTTTATTATACAATTCCAAAAATGAAATAGTAACAGCATACACCTCCAATAACCCTAATTATCAAAATGGTGAGGAAGTAACAATTAAAGGAAGCAATAAAAACTATAAAGTTGTTGATATTGAGAAATATAGAGTAATGGATCGAGAGCAACATGTAGCACTAGAATTAAAAGTGGTTATATCATAAAATAAAACATTAAAGGAGTGGGGATAAAATGCTTGATGCAAACATTCAAATTGCTAAACTTCAAGAACAATTAGAGTCTTCTAATCAAGAGTTAGACAATATCAGAAAAGAAATTCTTGGATTAGAAATTAAAAGAGACATACGGAAATCATACATTAAAGAAATTCAAAATCAAATTACTCAACTCCAAGCTGATCAATATGACAAAGAAGCACAGAAGAGATTAATTAGGAAAGGTTATACTTATATTGGCAAAACTGACGAGATAAATGCGCTAGGAATATATGCTGAATGTGATAAAGATAAAAGGCATTTATTATTGTTTGAGTATGGTTCAGGAATAGGTTCTACATATAAAGGCGTATGCCCTAAGTGTGACATTGTAATTGATTTCACTGATTATAAGAGTTGGTAGGAAGTGATGCCTAAATATATCGAGTCAGGCATAATCAAAAATAAAATATTAGGAGGAATACATATGGATTTAGAATATTTTATGAACAAAACATTAAATAAGATAATTAAAATAGAATCTGTTCATTCAGATGGAGAATTAGGAATTATCACTAAATTATCTGTTGTTGATGCAGAAATAGAAAAACAGGAACATTGGAATGGATTTAAATTAAAAATTAATAATGCCAATATTGTAATTTGTTTTGATTGGCAAAAACCTAGCAAAGAATATATGTGTAGACATATCTTAGAATTATATCGTAGCGGTGAAGTAGTTGTTGCAATTAGTTTACCTGAAGAAGATACTTGGGAGTAGATTAGATATAAAATTAAATAAAATAAAAGGAGAATGATTTATGAGAAATAATGTAAACATTACAAATAAGGAAGTTCTTTCAAATAAGGAATTAGAAATAAGACATTATGATCGAATGAAAGGATTCTTGACTGCTGATTTTGAGGGAATGGATTTCAATGAATGTGATATTATATTGAGGCAAATTATTAAAGTTGCTTATGAGTTGCTGAATGAGAAAGATAATAGGGTTACAGGGTTTGTGCAGTATTAGATTTATACATAAAGCAATAAATAAAATTATATTGACTCTGTATTGTGATTAATGTATAATAATTTATATGGATTGTAGTACAGAGTTATGAAAGGATGTGAAAAATATGGCAAAAGGTAAAATTAATCTAACCCCTAGAGCACCTAAACAAAAAAAGGAAGATAAATATTCAGAATTAAGCGACATCAAAAAAGAACCTAAATTTAATGTAGAAGATAAAGTAGTTTTTGTTGGCTTAATTGTAAAATATAGAGGTCAAGAATGTACCATTGTAAAAAGAAATATTAGGAAAGATATTGATTACTACAAAATAAAATTTTATGATGATTATGAACTAAAAGATATTACTGTTGGACTTCTTAAAACCATTGAGGAATATGAACAATGGTTGCTGAATCAAGAAAATGGAAATGAAGATAATCAAGAAGAGATTTCTGATATTGAGAAAGCAATTCTTGAAAAGGGTCTAATTCCAATGCGTAATAAATTATCCTGTAATAATCAGGAAATGCTATATCATAGAAACTGTCCTGACTGTTGCTATGAGCAAACATGTATATATCATAAGAAATATCAGTATGATAAAATAAAATTTGAGTAGAAATAAAAGAAAGAAAGAAGGAATAATTAAAATGAAAATTATTAATGCAAGTGTAGAGATATTAGATCAAATCAATGGAGATGAAATTCTTAAACATATAGAAGTAGTAGGCCGAACTTGTTACAAAAGTGAGAGTAAAATTACTCCTGACTCATCTAAAAAATTCGTTGCAGACCTCATTAAAAGGGGCCATGAAGCTATGATTGAGCACTTTAATATATCAGTTAAGTTCATCTGTGATAGAGGGGTTACACACGAAATTGTAAGACATAGAATTGCTTCTTATGCTCAGGAATCAACCAGATATTGCAACTATAATCAAGAAAAATTCGGTAAGGAAATTACAGTAATTAAACCTTTGTTTTGGAATGAAGAGTCTAAACAATTTCAATCTTGGAGAATAGGGTGTTTACAAGCAGAGATTACATATTTTGAACTATTGACATTAGGCGCAAGTCCACAAGAAGCACGTTCTGTATTACCCAATTCATTAAAAACTGAAATTGTTGTTACTATGAATCTTAGAGAATTAAGGCATTTCTTTAGACTAAGAACTGCTAAAGTTGCACACCCACAAATGCGTGAAGTTGCTATTATGCTATTAGAAGAATTAAAAGGGAAAATACCAGTAATATTTGATGATATTGAGGTGAAGTAATTGAAAAATAAAGTAGTGGTTCTCGCAGGATTCAGCAGTTCAGGAAAGGATAGTTTATCTAAGTACATATCAGATAATTACAATTATGAAATGGTGATATCTCATACATCACGCCCCATGCGACCATTAGAATCAGAAAATAATCCATATCATTTCATTTCAAGAAAACAATTTGAAGATATGATTGCACAAGAAGAATTTATTGAATGTAGAAAATATAATACACTTGTGAATAATGTGCCAGATGTTTGGTATTACGGCTTACATTGCGAAAGCATTAATTTATCAAAACATAATTACATAGTTGTTCTAGATATTTTAGGGTTAATAGAACTCAAGAAACATTTCAAAGACAACATTGTATCATTTTTCATTGATGTAAATGAACCAACTAGAAAACAAAGAGCAATTAATAGGGATGGATTTGATCAAATAGAATGGAATAGGCGTAAATTAGATGATGAAGAACAATTTACATTTGATATAGTTAATCAAGAAGTTGATTATATTGTTAAAAATTATGATTTTGATGAATGTGTGAAATATATTTTAAAAAAGATTGGAGAAAATAATGATTAGTAGACCTCGATTATTCTGTGACATAGATAATACCATAACCTCTTCTACTGAAGCATTTTGTACTACATATTCAGAAATCTATAAAGATCACCCTGATTATATTCCTCCAATATGGCAGAACGTGAATAAATGGGATTTTGCAGATGAATTGCCTTTACTCAAAGGAGTTAAAGAAGTAGAAGAGATATTTGGCAAAAGAGATTTCTTTAATAATCTTAAATTTATTAATCATAATACATATGTAGTTTTAAGAGAATTAAATAAAAAATATGAAATTATCTTAATAAGTATTGGTTCGTTTTCTAATATAAAATATAAAACAATGTGGGTTGATACGAATCTTCCTTTTATTACAGAAGCAATGTTTCTTGTAAATAAAAATTGTAAAATGGATAAGAGTCTATTAAATGCAGTAGGCAAGGGCAATGTATTTATAGATGATGTTGAATCAAATTTAAAATCTGTCACAACAGTAGAACGTAGAATATGCTTTGGTGTGATTAAAAGCTGGAATGAGAACTGGCAAGGCGAAAGAGCATTGAATTGGACAGATATAGCAAATAAATTATTGTAAATATGAAACAAAACATAAGATAAAGGAGACAACCATATGATAAACACAAATATTGATCTAGAAGATATTTTAAATTTTCCAATTGAAAGTCCAGAATTTCTTCAATGTTGCAATGGATTGAGAATGACAAGTGATATTATAGATTTTAAAAGTTTGTTATCAATTATGTCAGATAAAAATGAAGAATATTGCGAATTAGAAGGACTATGCGAGGTTTGCAGAAGCGAGTTAGAACAAAGGGATGAAAATAGGAATGAACACTTTGGAACACCTGTAATTGAGAAAATTTTGATTTGTCCTAAATGTGGGTGATAAAAGGGAAATATTAATATGAAATTTAAACGCCCAATAGACTACAATATTAGATTAAATAAAACAATTGAAAGAAGGAATTATAAAAATGGCAAAGATTAAACAAATTGGTGGAAGTCCTAAAGAAATAGCTCATGATGCAAAGGATGTATTGATATGGCTCAATTGTTCAGAAAATAAATCACATCCTGCTTATATGACTACGCCTTATGATTTCACACAAAATAATAAAAGATGTCCTATATGTGAAAGCAGAGAACCTATTACTGCATATATAATTCGATATTATGCAGGTAAAAAAGTAAAAGAGAATCAAAATGTTAAATGCAAAGTAATTAAAGGTGCTGTAACAACAATTGATGAAGCAAAATCAGAAGTATTAGATATATTTTGGAATATTATCAAGAAGAACTGTTCAAATGTTATTGCTGAGGATTTAGTAATGTTTGAAGATATTGCTCCAACTTGTCATTGTGGATGTGGTATGGTAGCAACAGATGGTGAAAATATATTGGTTGGAAGAAAACAGGGATTATTTGACAAAGGTGAGTTCTTTATTGATATAATTAAGGGTTGATAATAACCTACCTTTTACTCCCAACCTCAATAACTCTAATTTCAACTAAAAATTCCTGATTCTCTTCACTGAGAAATAGAGTTAACCTTTCCAAAAAAGAAGCCAAGTTCCTAGTATTAAATTTTCTATTAACATTGATTAAATAGTTATTCTCAATTATGGTTTCTTTTTGATTAATAAAAATTGAATCTACATTCTGAGTGGGAATAATATTTTCACTCAGAATTTCTTTAGAATTATCTATAGGAGCGACCCTATTATATGGCCTTTTAATTTTCTCCTGATTACTATCTTCACCAATTTTAGGCAATCCTCTTGTAATTCTTCCTTTATTTAAAAAATCAACAGCAGACTTTCCAATCAATATTTCTCCACCTTTAATTTTTGCAACTTGCATTTCTGCGAAGAAATTACTAAGAGATGTAGACGAACATTTCCAACTTTTCATAATTTCATGATTAGTGTGTAATCTTCTCAATTCAGCTAAAGCTTTTTGATTACTCTCAAAATCTAATGCTTCAAATTCTGACTTAGATGGAATTTCACCTAATTTAATCTTTTCTAGAAGTTCAGTCATTTTCATTTCTCCAATCGTTGTTGAGTGAATTACAGAAGGTGCATAAATTTTCAATCTTTCTATTCCTACTAAAGATTCTGAAGGGGTTCTAACTGTTTCGTGTTTTCTTAATCTTAATGCTCGACCATGAATTCCATTGCCAGTTCGCTTTTGCTCTCTGATTTCATCTTTAAGCATTTTCTCAATTTCTGATTCTTGTTCATAGTCGAACATTCTGCACTAACTTTCTTTTTGCTACATAATACTACTAAATTAATACAAATAAAACCATAAATATTTACCAATCATTTTCTCCTGAAAAACCTTTAAGAACTTTCACATACAACAACATCCTTAATTCCACTATTTTCAGGCAAACAATTAACAATCATACTAAGATATTTTCCCTCTATCCAATCCACAGCAAATTGACTTGAACAATTAAGTATTAACTTTGTCTCCTGTATTTCTGGTATGATGGGTAATATCCAAGCAGACAGAGAAGCAGGAGACAATTTCTTTCTCAAGTTATCCACAACCTCTTCCCACACGCGATTAATATCAATAAGATATATATCTCTGTAAGTAGTCTCTGGTAATGCTTGCATGTTTTCGCTAGTTGCATTGCATATTTGCGGAGATGCATTTCCGTTTTCCGAGAATGCAATTATGTCTTCAACCCCATATTCTATGCCATTATTGTTTTCCGGCTGTGCAATCTCACATTCTGATGAAGCATTTCCATTTAATGATGTTTGCATTTCCGCATTCCGAGATTGCTTTTTCTTGTGGATAACTTCCATAAGAGTTTCAAAATTAATTGGACTAGAATATCCATCTAAGACATAGTTATGTTCTAGTAGATCAAGTTGTATTGCTAAAATGTTCACACGATATTGTATGGTTCTATCCCGTTTATCAAGAGGATTAGTTCTCTCAGATAGAAAACCCTTATCCACTAATACCTTAATATGTGTACGCATTGCGGTATGTTTTAATCTAAGCATAGTTTCTTCTGATAGTTGTTCAGAACTCTTAAATATCCATCCGTTTTTCAATTCTGCCTTGTATTCATATCCACACCTTTCGGCCTGAAACTTTTCTTCTAAAACAAATTGGTCATAATCTTTGGTTCTTTCTGACCAGTAAATAAATTGTTGCAAAATAACTGCCTTAATGTAATCACCTGTAATTTCAACTAATTCTTCTTTGATTGGAACTCTTCTTAACTTCTTTGGATCTCTAATCATATTCATAATAAAAACCTTCTCTCCATGTTTTGCCAACAACAAAAACACACTAGACAGAAGGTTTTCTTTTTGTTATAATAAAAATACAAACGAAAACAACCTCTGCTGTGGCTCCTTGAAGTGTTCGCGACCAAACTAGCACTTCAAGGAGTTTTTGCTATTATTCTTTTGCTAAAAATTAACATTAATATGGGTTGGACATGTTAATACATTATACTACAAATCGACAAGGCTGTGTATAAGTTTCTAAAATTTTATACACATGTTGATAAGTGTTTGGGCCGGACAACACTGAAAGGGATAGAGAAAATTATTAAATTATAAAATAAATATATGTTGACATGATTTACTATTTATGCTATAATATTAAGTAGGGAGAAATATAATAATTTATAGAAAGAGGAGGATTAGATTGTGGGATTAATAACTAAAGAGGTAATAATGAAGTGGCATTTTAGTAGTAAAAAGTGGTACATAGATAAAGGATTTGCCTTTACTAAACTTGGAGAGGAATTTAAAGTAAAAGTAGAAGATTTAACACATGCATCTAGTGCTATAGTTGACGTTCAATGTGATGGATGTAAAGAATATTTAAAACCTATGAAATGGCTTAATTACAAGAAATATGTAAAAGAAGATGGAAGATATTATTGTCATAAATGTTCTCAAACTGGACACAAAAATTATATTTCTTTTTATGAGTGGTGCTATACCCATCTCTCTAAAGAATTGGCTGATTGGATATTATCACGTTGGGATTATAGTTTAAATATTGACGAAAATGGCAATATAATAAGTCCTAAATATGTAAGTTATGGTTCGGTAGGTTTTAATAATAAGGGCTACTGGTTTAAATGCTTAGATCATCCAGAACATAAATCCGAATTAAAAAGTATTGCTCGTTTTACTTATACAACAATAAAAAAAGGATCTACCATAAGTCTTGATTGTATTATGTGTAATACAATTTCAGTTACGCATCAAGAACTTATTAAATTTTTAGTTAATAAAGAAGATGCTTATAAATATTCAGTTGGTTCAAATAAAAAAATTCCAATGAAATGTCCAGATTGTGGACATGAGAAACAAAAGAGTTTGGATAAATTGTGGAAAAAAGGATTTGGATGTGAATGTTGTGGGGACGGTATAAGTTTTCCTGAGAAATTTTTATTTAATGTATTTGAACAATTATTAGGCAATGATTTTAATACACAATTATCTGAAAAAACTTTCAAATGGTGCGATAATTATAAATATGACTTTTACATAAATAAAATTGATGAAATTATTTGTGAGTGTCAAGGAATTCAACATTATGAAGAAACTAATAGTACATGGAGAATGAGATTAAATGAAGTCCAAGAGAATGACAAAGTAAAAGAACAATTAGCTAGAAACAATAATATTAATAATTACATAGTCTTAGATTGTCGATATTCAAATATGAATTGGATTAAAAACAGTATTATGAAATCAGATTTGCCAAAACTTTTAAATTTTTCAGAAAGTGATATAGACTGGTTAAAATGTTATGAATATGCTTGTAAAAGCATTGTAAAAACTATTTGTAATATGTGGAATGATATTAAAAACACATTAAAAATATCAAGTATAATAAAAAAATGTAGATCAACGGTTATAAAATATCTTAAGCAGGGAACTGAGCTAGGTTGGTGTGATTACGACCCAAAAGAAGAGACTAGAAAAAGTGGATATAAAAGCAAAAGAGTTTTTAGTAAAATAATATGCACTACTACTGGAGAAATATTTAATTCTCAAACAGAGGCTGGATTAAAATATAATATTTTTCATTCAGGTATATCTCTATGTTGCAGAAATAAAGCAAAGTATTGCGGATTGCATCCCGAAACAGGAGTACCTCTTGGTTGGAAATATTATGATAATTTATTAGAATCATAAAACCTCTTGTATTTTCATAAAATTTGTAATACAATTGTAAGACAATGTCTTACAATTGTATTACAAATCAAAGGAGGAGTAAATATGCTGTTTTTGGACTGTGGTAATTCATATGTGAAGGCGTTAAATTCAAAAGGCAGGGAATTAAAGATTCTTTCTGTCATAGGGAAATATCAAGATTCTTTTACTGAAAAGAAAATGTGGGTTATTGATAATCATTACATTGGAGAAGATGCAATTTTACATGGGTATGCTCAAGATTATTCACTTGAAGGAATTAAAACAGAGCAATCAACATTCAAAATTCTTACTAAATATACCTTATGTAACTATAAAAATGAAGACAAAGTAGTATTTCTTTTTCCATTTGAATCTTATTTTAGTGAAAAAAAATCAATTATTGATATGTTTTCTCATGATATGGATATTAATTATAAAATTGGGGATATTGAGCATATTCATAACTTTAAACCGACACTTATAAAAAGTCTCCCACAGGGATATTGTGCGTCAATGGATTATTTTCTTGATGATGAGGGCAAAACTAAAGAAGAAATTCCTAATGTTACTTTAATCGTTGATGTAGGAATGGGTACTGTAAATCTAATTTATTTACTCAGAGGTGAAATAGTTAGAGAACTTTGCAAAACTACAAATAATGGAATGTGGCAAATCTATAAACGTGCTGATAGAAAAATATATGAAGTAGATTTATATGATGGTTATGACTCATTGGCGAATTTTTACCCAGACATTGCAACATTAATCAAGGCAGATGTATCAACCTTTTATGATTTAAAGAAAATTGACAAGATAATCGTTACTGGAGGAGGAGGGTCTGCTATATATCATTTTCTTAATTGGCCTCAAAAAATACTTCATAAAGGTCAATTCTCAAATGTAAGAGGGGCAGAAAAGTTGGTGAAGAATCTATCATGGGGGAAATTAGAAACTTTAGAGACGACAGAATCTTAAAACCATTTCTTGATGCAATCCCTAAGAATAGGAGAAGCAAAGTAATTAGAAGAGCTTTGTATGATTATTTTTTTAAAGGTGAAGATAAGGTAATGTTAGAGGATGAAGAGGAAATCTATATAGATGTATTTGTTAAAAAAGATGAAATTAGAATGGAAGAGCGATCTAAAACAAAACCAGTAAAAGAAATCAATTTTAATATGTTTGACGATTAAGTATTAAGTCCTGAGAAATCAGGGCTTTTCTTTTATTAATCTTAAATTAATTTACAAAATAAATCAAATTAAAGCATATAAAATAATGTTTGGGTAATTGTATAGGTCTGATTAATCAACTTCATTTAAGTCCAAAGATTTCCCATAAATTGACTAACATAATGGACAATTATCAATCAATAAGATGGAGTATGAAGCATGGTTGAACAATCAGATACATTATCACACATTATTAAAACAAAGCGAGGTGAACTAATTAAAATGCTATCAAAATTAGAGATAGATATTCTACATCATTTATTTTCAGAAAATCTTACTGATCCAATGAACAGCAGAACTGTAAGGAATATATCTCTTGCAATTGACATCAATCATTTGAGAGTCAGACATAATCTAAATCATCTTTTAATGCTTGGAATGGTTAAACTAGGGTGGAAAGAGAGGAATGCCAATTCATTCTACATTACATCCAAAGGAGTTGAAATGATTGAAACAAAAACCTGAATGTATCATCATTTGTAATCAAAATGATGATGATTTCGATTCTGTTTTTACTATCACTGATGAAGTTGCGAAATGTTTAATTAGAGCAAAAAGAGATTATTCTGCTAAAAATTATATCAGTGAAATTTGTGGATTAGAAGAATCTGTGGAAAATGTTTTAAAGATAAGTTTAAATTATGTTAATTTTATTTTTGTTTATGAGTGCGGAGGAGGTAGAGGGGAGTAGGAGTGAGTAATTAAGGAGGAATCATAATGCAAGCATATTTTACTAAATTTGACAATAATTCTAATTGGGTTAAAGGGGAAGTTGGTAGATTTAAATTTAATGCTAAACTATACAACACCCCATCTAGACTTGGAATTGATGGTGGAAGGGTTAGTGTATTAGCAATTTTTGGTGGAGAACAGTTTAATCATAATGATTGTGAAGTTTATTATGATCGTGGATGGGACATTGAGCCAAGTGAGGATGTTATTGATTATTTTGATGCTGTGATGGATTTGCTTGAGAATAGCGAGGAAAGAGATTTGGATTGAGTAGGGGGTAAGAATAGTTATAAGGGAGGAATTATTAATGAGAAAACTATATACAATCCTAAAACCAAGTAATTCTCTCTATAAGAAAGCACAAAAACGACTTCAAACTGTAACTTTTAATTGTTAAATATGTGCAATTAAATATCCTACATTTACCGAAAAATCTATTATCACAAAAGATACTGATTCTGAACTTATTCATGTTTTAAATTATTGTCCGACATGTGATCAGAGATTTGCCATTAGAGTTAATTTAGGAGAGAATTTTGTTTCTTTAAAATCTCCAGATTGGGATGGTAAGGATAAAGATAGGATTTATCCGAGGAGAAGAGTTGATTAAGGTACTTTAATTTAAGGAGGTATTATTAAATGAGAATTAAATTATCAATAATGGTTAATAAAGGTCGTAGAATCCATGACATTATTAATCATTTGGAATTTGATAGTGTTGATGATTTTGTGAATTATAAAAGAAAATTTTATGAAGATTTAATGACGAGAGGTTGGAGAAAGGTTTATATGAGTGCAAATCAATGTTATAAAGGGAATTTGGTTTTGACTCCTTATTTTATAAGAGAGTGAATTATGAGAAAAACAAAAGGAAAATTAATTCCCAAGCCAAGCAAAAAACTATTATTTTCACTTTTATTATTAACTTTATTGTCAATACCTCATCCTGTCTCAGCTAAAGGAGAGTTGACCACAGAGGAAGCAAAAAGTATCTTAAACATTGTCATTAATAAAACTTATATATTGCTTACTTCTTCTTCCTCTAATTATATTTATCCAGTAGATGGAATAATCTCAAGTCCTTATGGCCCAAGAGAGTCTTCATTAAATGGATTTCATTATGGAATTGATATTGCAGTAGTGGAAAATAGTAAAGTTTATTGCTCTAATTTTGGCATAGTAATTAAAGCAGAATTTAATGAAATGATTGGAAATGTTGTGTATATCAATCATTCTGATGGAAAACAGACTGTGTATGCACATAATAATCAATTATTAGTCAACGTTGGAGATAAAGTAAATCAAAATGATGTAATTGCTTTGTCTGGAAATACCGGATTACTATCCAGAGGCCCACATGTACATTTTGAAATTCGTACTAATAATGGAACTAATTCATTAAATCCAATTAATTATTTACCTGCTAAAAGCAAATAGAAAAGGAGGACTTATTATGAAAAAAGATACAAAAGCTCTTATGTTTTTAGTTGGAAGTTTTTCACTATTAGAATTTGGTGAGATTTTTCTTACTCCTTCATACTGGGTTTTAGGATGGACAATGGGCGCATTAGGAGTTTTAATGTTTGGTTTTGGAGCATATTGGTCTAAAGAATCAATTGTCAAAAGTATCAAGCATTTTGCTAAAAAATAAACCCCTCAAATGAGGGGATTGAATTATAGCATATGAATTTTATTATTGAATAAGTTTGCTTAATTGTTGCACTGTATTAACTAATTCATATGCTGAATAACCCACCAAACCTACTCCTACAACAAACATTGGCAGTAAAAACATTAAATTCACACTCCTTAATTTATTTCGTTGACCATATTATTAACCAAAATAATGTCGATTATACATGAATGTTTGTAAAAATCAAGACAAGAACCCTATATTAACCACCTATATTGCCATTAATACACCCTGAACCCTACAGACCGCATGAATAAAGGGATTCAGATTTTAAAATCTAGGTCTTCTTAGTAAAGAGGCATGGAAAAATTAAAATTTCTAGGAGGTTTTTATCATGGAAGAATTTAACCAGTGGTCAACAAAAATTTGTTTATTATTATCTGGACTAGGAATTGGTTTAGCTATGATCATGATAGTCTGGGCTGGTGTCATGGATGTCATTGGAAATGGAAATTGGAAAGCTCAATCCAAAGAGCTTAAGGAATCGGTAATCCGTGGATGTATAACTATAATTGTTGGGCCTTGGGTAGTGAAGATTGTCTGGACAATACTTAAAGGAGTATTTCCAACAATGCCAAAATTTTAAGATTAAAATTATTATAACTTCATAAAGGGGATGATTCCATTGCTCACTGTTGGAGAAGCAGGAGATGCTATAATTAAATTTTTTATCACACCTCCATCCCTAGAAACAGTTCAAAATGTTAATGATGCTTTATTTAATGCACCTACACCTCAAGATATTTCTACAGTAAATGGAAGATTAGAACATTTTATTACTGATTCTCTAGTTCAAAATTTTACACAATTATTTCTTCACACGCCTAATGTATTGGCAGAAAATCCTACAATATTATCTTTATACTATTTCTTCTTAAAGATCATAATGACATTCTCAATAGCAGGAATTGTATATTTTGGAATTATGCAAATTATGAATAAAAGTAGTAAATATCAGAGTACAGAATATATTGTGAAGATAGCTCAATCAATGGTCATTGTAAATATTGCAATAATTGCACTTCCAATGATAATAGATGCAACAAACAAATTTACCATTGTTATTCTATCTCTAGGCGGTTCAGAAGCACAAATGGTCAGAGCTTTAACTCCACAGTATGGTTTAGGTCTAATTATATTCACTTTAATTTTTGCAATGATATTAGTCAATTTAATATGGTTTTATTTCATGAGAATGATTTCTATTATGTTTCTAGTTGCTACAGCACCTATATTTTTCTATCTATGTTTATTTCCCAAACATCAAAATATGAGACAGGTATGGATTGATGAATTATTAGATAACTTAATTGCTCCAATTATCCATGCGATTATTATGGTGATTTGGTTAGGATTTGAGTCTTCAATATCAAAATCAAATCACGGAGGACTTTATCATATTATGCTTTGTATATCGGCAGGATCATTTATGCTAAAAGCACCTTCATATGTTCAACAATGGATTAGTTATGGACACCAAGCTCCGAATCCAGTTGCTATGTTTAGAGAGATAAAATATGGATTAAGCCCTAGAAAACTTATTAGATATAGTGGATTTGGTAGAATGGGAGGTATGATGTCTTCAAGAAGAGGAGCGAGTAGAAGGAGGTAATTTAATGTTAAATACTGAAATGTTCGACACAAATCAAATTATTGAAATGAAGGATGAAATATTTTATGGACTTACAGGGAAACAAACTATTTATTTAATAGGTGGGGTTATACTTGGATTATCGGTTTTTAATACAACTTTACCTATTTATTTAAAATTATTTATATTACCAAATATTGGTATTCCTACAGCAATTCTTACGAAAACAGATATAGACCAAGGAGTAGTATCTTTCTTTAAATTTAAGTGGAAAGGAATGACAAAACAAAATGTTTCAATATCAACTTTACCCAAAAGCAAACTATCTTTTAGCAACAAAAGAAGATCAAATATTACTCAGATCCAAGTTTAAATATTTGCTAAATTCTCTAAATGATTCATCAAGGATAATTTGTAAAACTGATTTAAATTATTTAAACAAAGATACACAAATAAACGAATCAAGTTATTATCTAATTACCAATTCTGATATTTGTGAAAACCTGCGTAATTCGGGAATGGACTATGCTCAATCTGAATGTTCAACTTCAAGCAATATCCAAATTAAAGAATTTAGGAAGTATATTTCTGTCACTGAAAACAATGAAAAATATTTTGCTAAATTAATTAAAGTTATCCAATATCCTCAAATGCTTTCTGTGGGATTCATAAACAATCTAATGATTCCTGACACTGAGATTGCTATTACTATCTTTCCATTGCCACAAGAAGAGGCTGTAAAGGCCGTAAAAAAAAGAATTGATACTACTGAAGCAAATGTAAATTGGAAAGCCTCAAAGAACCCAAATCAAGAGTTTTTTGTAGAAGATGAAATTGTAGAGAAGTTACAAAAAACAATGGTTGATCTTATGGGAAATGAAGAAAAACTTTGCATGGTTGGATTATATATCTTAATTAAAGGACAAACACTTGAACAATTAGAAACAAAAACAAAGCAAATATCTATGCTTTTAGATGGTATGCAGATAAGATTTAAGTTTGCTAATTGTGAACATTTTAATTGTTTCAAGAATTTCAGAGCATACAAAGAAATTGATCATGTAAAGGAGTTAAAAGTATTTTTAACAAGTGCAATTAGTAATTTCTATCCATTTGTAAGATATGTTTCCGGCAAAGGTATTACTATTGGATATGATTATCAAAACCATCAATTAATTAAAATTAACTTTGCAGAGACATTTAATAATTCATTTTTCATTTTTGGAATTTCAGGAAGTGGCAAGAGTTTTGCAGTAAAGTCAATTATAAAGAAAATATCTGCACATAAGAAAATTTATATTCTTGATATCACTGGTGAATATGCTAAATTAACTTCAAGGAATATTGTTATTATATCTAAGGATTTTGAAAAGTTCTTACTCAAAACTGAATTTAAAGATTGTCTTATTGTAATTGATGAAGCATGGAATATTTTAAAAACGGATGCAGTAATTAAGAGAGTTGTAGCAATTGCTAAAGGTTATCGTAAGAGAGGGGTGGGCATTTTTGTTTGCACCCAGAACCTCACTGATTGCTCTAAGGATGATATTGAATTAATTATTAAAAATTGTGCCAATACTTTAATTCTTCATTTAACTTCTTTAGAGTTGCAACATATTAGTAATTATATGAATATACCACCTCACATTATTGACTACTTATCTAGAATTGAGAAAGGACAAGGTTGGATGACTATAGGAACTAAGCAATATGCTTTTAGACCAATATTTGATGATAAAGAATATCTTCTATTCAACACTAATTACGAAGAAATGAAAGGGGTTGAGTATAGTGGGAGATAAAATTAATAAGATTAAAGACTTAACCATTAAATCAGGAAAATATTCTGCTCTATATAGCAGTAAATTTGTGTTAGGATGTCTTGGTTATACAGTTCAAATGATTTCAAATGGTATTTTAGGTCAAGGTATTCCAGATTATAAATTACCTAATTTGAAGTTTGGCGATGATAAAAATTCGTTAGGAGATAGGGTAGTGTTAAAACCTAGTAAATTTTTACTCAAAGGTAATGGTATAGTAATGGGCAAAGATTTAAATACAAAAAATGTAATTAGTTATCCTATAGATCATTTTGACGACCTTAGCAAAAATTCTATATACGTGGGTTCACCTGGGAGTGGCAAGACAAATTTGGCTGAAAATATTGCAATCCAAATATCTAAAATTAACAATTTACAAAATTTCAATACCGCAGGATTTTGTGTTATAGACGTAGCAGATGGAGCATTAATTGACAATATTTTAATGTCTATCCCAGAAAATAGATTAGAGGATGTTGTTTTATTAGACTTTTCCAATAAAGATTTTCTTCCAGGAATTAATCTCTTAGAATTTGATGAAAAAGTTGAGAAACAGTTTCCCCACTTTATTCATGCAGAGATAATTTCATTTTTCAAAAAAAGATTCGGAGAACAAATAGGTTTTGCAAGTGAGGATCTTTTATCAAATTCATTGAACGCGATTCTTAAACAAACTGATTATCCTAAAACTCTTTTAGGAATTATCAAAATGTTAACTGAAGTAGAATATCGTGAACAAATAGTAAAGTCTTTAAGAAAAAACAAAAGGAACGCTTCTGTTGTTAGATATTGGGACAGATTTGAAGCCCAACCTCCATCAGTTAAAAGAGATATGATTAAACCATTGTTAAACAAAGTAGGAAATCTTACTAATAATGATTATTTGAAATCAATTATATGTCAAAACAAATCTACTATTGACTTCAGGACGATAATGGATGAAGGAAAAATACTTTTAATTAAAGCCCCAAAAGTTGCTGTCGGAAAAGTTAATATTGAGATACTGATCCCTCTAATTATTTCTAAGTTTTGGATTGCAGCTTTATCAAGATTTGATATTACAGATAAAAATAAAAGGAGGATTTTCATGCTTTTTCTTGACGAACCCCAAATGTATTTGTCAAATGAGGCTGGAATTGAAGAAATTTTAACAGAAGCAAGAAAATACCGACTATGCTTACATTTTTTCTTCCAGTCTCCAGAACAAACTCAAATTCAATCACTTATTAGAATGATGTTAGAAGTACAACCTCAGATTATATCTTTTGCTATAGGTAGAGGAGGAGCACAAACACTGTTTAAAGAATTTGAAACAGGAGATGAAGAAAAAGATATGTCTAACAGATATGCTATTCTTAATCTTCCTAAATATCATGCACTCTGTAGATTTTTATACAAAAGTGAAAAAAGTATATCTATTATTAAATGTGATCCTCCAACCAAACCTTTACGCAAGCAAATACCAGATGCTATTAATCAAAATAGTCAAAAATATTTACGTTCTGTTGATGAAATTATGGAAGAAATTTTGGAATCGGATTATATCCCCGAACCAGATTTTAATATAGAGGTGATTGACAATGATCAGCAAAGATTTGATGTTGGAAAAATTGATTTTGGGACAAAAGTACGCCCATTTAACGGGGAGAGATTTAGAGATAATAAGAAGTATTAGAGATTTTAAAATTTTTTCCAGAACTCAGATTCAAATAATGTTCTTTCAATCTAAACAAAGTTTAACTGTTTGTAATCGAAGACTAGCTAAAATAGAAAGATTAGAATTTATTAAAAGAACTCCAGTGGCATTAAATGGCGAATCCTTAGTTACGGCAGGTAAATTACTTTGCCAAATTGGTGGAGTGAATTTATCTAAACTACCTTCAGATTATACTCATCAACTATTAGTTAATGAAATTTATGCTTTGCTGATTCGGGAGCAAAATTTAAATAAGATTTTTATTAAGCAATATAAACCTGAATTCATTTATAAATACAAGGATAGAGAAAATGGTAAGCAATATATTTTTAGATCAGATATATTGATTGTGTTAACTAAGGATGAACAAGACACCACCTTGTTATTTGAAATTGACGCAGGGACAGAATCTAAAAAACAACTGAAAGAAAAGATTGATATTTACGAAAAAGTATCTCAGAAGGTAAAGGGGTTTCCTCAATTGTTTTGGTTAACTAATTCAGCAGGGTTTAGAAGATTAACTAACTTAGGCAAACAAGTTAACATCGCTCAAATAGAAGAATTAAGAGAAAATTTTTATATTTTTACTCAATATCCAAATATGAAAAAGATAAGAATAATTCCAGATATCACGGTATGGAAAATGAAATAAGGAGATGGCTATAATGGGAATTTTAGGGAACATCATCAATAGTTTTAGCAAACCGACGATTGATGTTGATCTTATGATTCAACAAATTGCTCAAAGGACAGGAGTTAACGAGAATCTTATTGAGGAAATATTACTTGCAGAAGAGGATTTTCTAAGAGAAAAAGGGATAATTATTGATTAGAAAGAATGAGAAATCATTCTTTTTCTTTATTTTTAAGAAAATTTAGGTATTATTCTCTATGTTTTTGTGTATAAATATGATATAGTCATAGAAAGGCGGTTTTATTATGATTATTGATATGGTTAATAAATTAGTCAAGGAAACTATGGAAGGAGAAGAAGACATGGGAAGAAAAAGTAGAGACAGACTTGCTCAGACAAACACTAATGTAGTTAATCAAGTTAAGGAAGAGGCAATCAATACGATGACACAAGAATTTAGCAAAACTATGAGTGAAACTTCAGCAGGATTTGAAAGTTTGGATGAAATTATTGATGAGGATGAAAAATGGGAAGAAGATAGGAGTGATAAGATTATTGAAGTTGATAAAATTGATAAAGTTGTAGAATCTGATGAAGAACTAAAGAAAAAAATGAGAGAAAGAAATATGGGGAATGCCAATATGCCTGTGTTTGGTAGTTTAAGTAATAAGGTTAAGACTGGGAAAGAAAGCAATAATAAAGAAGATGGATATTTTTGGTCAATACCAAATTGCCAACCCGTTTATCGTAATGGTTCTATTTACAAATGGATCACAACATTAAATTGTTATCAACTAAATGAAATGTACTCTGGAAAAACTCCTTCAG